ATGCCTACGAGGTGCACCGGGGAGGGGGTCGGGGAGTATCCCCCCACCCCTTTGCTGAGGTCAGGGTGTCCAGTTGCGTTCGGTCACGAACGTGACGCCCACTGAGGCAGGCGCCGGGCCGCCGCTGTCGGGCAGCTTGTTGCTCTTGTCGCGGTTGCACTTGCGGTGCGTCGGTTGCGTGTTGTCGAGCGTGTCCGAGCCGCCTGCATCCAGTGGCGTGATGTGGTCGACCTGAAACGAGTCAGGGTGCAGGTGATGCGCCTCGTAGTCGATCGGCTCGCCGCACACTGCGCAGTCCTCGCGCCGCCGCAGCCAGTAGCGCCGGAACCTGTTGCGCCGTGCAGTGTTGCGACCCTCGCTCATGGCTTGCTGTCTCGGTCCCAAACGATCAGCAGCTTGCCGACCGAGAACACGAACAGGCGAGCACGTTCACCGTGTCGCTCGGCGTACCGCTTGCGTAGGTCCAGCGCCTCGACCAGCTCGCCCAGCTTCATGCTGGTGGTACAGAACCAACTCTCAGCACGCCGTGGTGACAGCCTCACCATTCGTACGGCTCGTGTGCCACAGGCTTGCGTGCCTCGGCAGCGGGTCGGCGCCTGGCCCTACGGTTGGCCTCGGCCGGGTCGAGGGCCACGTACGCCGTAGCCTGCCGCCCCTTCCCCTTGCCCCTCGCATTGGCCGCCAGTGCCTCAGCGCGGACAGCAGGGGCCATTGCGGGGGTCTCCTGTGTGGGGGCCTCGGGTGCGGCGTCAGGTGCGTTGTCGGGCATGGCGTTTCCTCTCGTGAAAGTAGGTGCCCGCCGCCGGATCGCGTCGACCTTGCAGCGCTGCGCTGCAACGTGGCTCGGCGTGGTGACCAGCCAACGCGGCCCTGCTGTTGCAGCGGCTTGCGCCGGGGCGCTTGTGCGCCTGTGTCGGGATCACGGCGGCGGGCGAGACGTCGACCGGGGCGCGGGGATAGGAGGCCGCGCGGCTCGGGTCAACGCCTGGAATGGAGACGGCCCCAACACTCCATTTCGGAGCGCCGGGGCCGTTTTGGGTACAGCTGTGCTGTTGCGGATGGCAGTCTAAAAGCGACGCGCGCCAATCACGCCACGTATCTGTGCTATCTGTGCTCAACGACAAAAACCCCCGCCGTAGCAGGGGTTTTGTCGGTTAGAGCGGCATCGCGGCGGCCAGGCCGTTGATCTTGTCGAGGCGATTAGCCTCGCGCAGGATGCGGGCCTTAGCCATTTCCAGCCGGTCAAGCTCGGGCCAGAGGGCGTGTTCCTCGGGGCTCTCGCTGCCGTGGTCGCGCTTGGCGGCGAGCCATGCCTCAGTCGCTTTGTTCAGGCGCGGCTGCAGCTTTGCGAGGGCCTTACCGAGTTCGTCGTAGGTAAACGAGCAGCTCGGCGAGAGGAAACGCGGAATGTAGAAATCGTTCATTGTGGGCTCCTATCCACTGTCACTCTTGAGTTGTCAATCTCAACCGCTCGCGGTGTTGATATACATACAATAGCCCGTCACTGTATGCATGTCAACACACAAACGAAAACGCCCCCGACCATGTGGTCGAGGGCGTCGTCGCTGTGGTTATCGCCACCAGCCTTTGCCTAGCTTCGGCTCGCACTCTTTGTAGATCTTGAGTACCAGGTAACCGTCCAAGATCGAGTGATTCCCGATCGGAACCATTACGCCGTCGAGGTCGAAAATCTCGTGATTCGCACCCTTGCGAACCGACTTGAATTTCAGTCCCTTGGCCTTGGCCGCCTTGCGAATCTTGGTGATTACCTCGTTGCGCTTCGGCATTGCGGGCTCCTATCCCTGTTGAGTTGTTGACATGCATACAGTAACACTCGCGCTGTATGCATGTCAACAACAAAGCGCCCCTGAGTCGCAATTGACTCAGGGGCGCTCTTGTCGCTACGACGTCAGCCGCGCTGTACCTCAACCTCGACCGACTCGACCGGCACGTCGAGCCACGTCGCAATCAGATCCCGCGCCATTGGTTCGATTTCATCCTCGCTACGGGCTTGCGTCCACTGGTCGATCTCGGGCACGTGGATGAGCGCGTGCACCTCCTCGCCGGGCGTCACAACCGCCGTGTACCTCGTAATTGTCATGGTCGCCATGTTATCCCTTTCCCTCACCTGTTTGAAGCTCTCAGAGCGGCACAGGGGCCGCCGCAAGCCACGCGCCCACGTCGCCGAGGTCGTCCTCGGGACAGCACCGCATCAGCGCCACGTCGCACACGCCGTGCGTGTACCTCTCGGCGCTACGAGCCGCGCGCTCGTCGTCGTACTCAATGATCGCCAGCTCGATACCGTCACGGGCATACCGCACCTGCAGCGGCGTCGCGTCAACCTCGAAACGCTGCCAGCCGTTGGCCGCCGCTGCCACCGCGTGCCGCTCACGGTCGGCCAGCTCGGGGTGCAGCTTGAGCCACTCGGCCACGATCGCGGCCAGCAGGTCGCGCCCGTCGCGGTCGCTGTTGCGGATCATCTGCACCGTGTCGGCGTCGAGGTTCTCGTCGATCATGTACCGCGCAGTAGCGGCGGCGAGCACCTGGTCGACACCCTCGGCGGGCTCCTCAGTGATCCGGTACGCGCCATAGGTCCAGTCCACGAGCGGGTTGTCGTTACCCTCGCGGGTCAACGCGATGAACTCGCCCGTGGTGTTGTCGCCCTCAACCCGGCAGTTGCTTGCGACAGCGATATCGACCAGGCGCTTGCGGGCCTCGTCGATCGTGCCGTGCTCCGTAACCTCTTGGCGGCCATGCAGTTGCACAATCATCTTGAACATTCAGGGGCTCCTATCCCGTGGTGTTTCTGTGTTGCTATACAAACACACTCGCTGTATGCCAGTCAACACAATGCAGAACACCCCCCGAGTGATTCTCGAGGGGCGTTTGCTGACCTACAGGCCCGCACCGCAGCTACCTGCGACGACGGCCTCGCCGGCAAGCCTCGCCGGCCTTAGCTGGTCCCGAACAGCCGCCGCAGCCGGTCACGGTCCAACTCTTGCCGGGCGTGGTCGAGCTGCCAGCCCATCGCCTCGTTGAACCGCCGCAGCGACCGCGTGAGACGCTCGGCCTGCTCGGGCGTCAAGTCGTCCAGCGGGGTGCCGGTGTCAGTCACAGAATCACCTCCCGCGCCTGATCTTTCGGGACAGCCACGGCCTCGTGCACGACGAACACGGTCGAGTCGAGGAACACCGGGCCGTCGGCGTCGAGGAACGCCGGGGCGCCCTTCACTGGCTTGCCCTCGCGCACCATCTGCTCGCGGGCCTCGGCTTGCGTGCCGCGCCAAACCTCGTGCACCTCAACGGCGACCAGGCCCTCGCGCTGCGCGTGCCGCTGCGCGCTCTGGTAGGCGTTGCGAGTGATGTACTCCTCGAACTCGTCGACGCCGACACTCTGGCGGGCTCGCTCGTCGTACGGCAGCACCGTGACGATCTGCTCGCCGACCTTATCGCCGATCGCCCCGACCCACTGCGGGCCATAGCTCAGCCGATTGCACTTGATCCGATACGTGTGCGTTTCGGGCCGCAGCATGTCGCGCAGGTCGCGCATTTCGGTCGGGTCGAACTTCGGCGGCGTCGCCACGTTGAAGTACGGCGACAGCTCGCCATTCGGCCACGTCTGCACCTCGCGCGTAGTCCCGGCGAGCGGGCCGTCGAGGAACATCACCGGCGAGCTACCCACGCCACACCGCCAACGGCAGACCAGCCTGCCGCCGCAGCCACTCGCGCCACGTCTCACGCCGACGAGGCACCGTGTACTGATAGATAAACGAGGCGCTCCACAGCCGCACGATCGGCCCGACGAGCTGGCGACGCCAACCCCACCCGCGCAGCACGCCCCAGCGGTCGAGAACGCCGTACACGACGTCAAACCACCAATCGCCCACACGATCGGCCGCCGCCTGCGCAGCGCCCCGCACCGCCACCCACACGACGCGCAGCAGCACGCGCAGCGCGTCCCACACGTCGACCGCGGCCTCGCGCACCGTCGGCGGCGCCGGGGTCACGACCACGCCGAACAACTGCGCCAGCCACAACGGCGGGCCAGGCTGCGGCTGCCGCGGGAACTGCAGCGAGAACGACACCTCTCGACGCTCCTGCAGCGTGCGGATTGTGTGCGCCTGCCACGGCGGCAGCTCGGTATCGTCGCGCTCCACCAGCGGGACCGCCTCGACGTCGAACCGCGCCCCGCCGTCTCCATACGAATAGTCAGCCATCAGAAAAACCTCACCTCTCGCCGGTCGCGCAGGTCGCGCATTGCGTTGCGCCGCACGATGTGTGCACCGCTGCCGCGGTTGTCGTCGAACACGTAGACCGCAGCGCCGCAGGTGCGCGTATCGCACAGCACGTCCTCGGGGCTGCGGCCCCATGCGAACTGGACACGGCCGCCGCTGCTGTACGCCACGAACTGATTTCCGTTGGCGGCGTTGACCCTCGACACCTGCGGGTCGAGCAGGTGGCGCGCCTGACGGAATGCGTTGTCACACTCCCCCGACGTCGGCGACCAGAACACCACCCGGTCGCCGCGGCGGGCGTTGGCGAGCGCCACGTCGAGCAGCGCCGTCGTCAGCCCGTGCTGACGGTCGGCCTTCAATTCGATGACCGCCTCGCGCATCACTGCCCCTTGACGTTCAAGAGCTGCCGCAGCTCGGCATCCACCGACACCAGCGTTTCGGCGTCGTGCATCACGACGTCGATCGGCTTGTATGCGTCGGGAATCTCGTCGACCCACGCCTCGCCCTTGCGGTACTCGATGCCCGTCATACGCGCCTCGAGGTCGTCGACTGTGAACAGCTTGCGCGCCTTCGTGCGCGAGAACCGGCGGCCCGCACCGTGCGGCGCCGAGCACAACGCCTCGGGATTGCCCTTGCCGGTCACGACATACGAACAGGTGCCCATCGAGCCCGGAATCAGGCCCCGCACACCCTCGTTCGCGTCGATCGCACCCTTACGGGTCAGCCACACGTCGCGGTCGCCGTGCCGCTCCTTCTGCGTGTAGTTGTGGTGCGCGTTGATGGTCTCGACGACCAGCTCGGCGCCCTGGTCGGCGTCGACCCAATGCCTGAACGCCTGCTCGAATCGGTCCATCATTTCGGCGCGGTTGTAGTACGCGAACCGCTGCGCCCATCGCAATTCAACGAGGTAGCGGTCGAACTCGACCGTGCCCTCGACGAGGTACGCCAGATCCTTGTGCGGCACGTGCAGCCCGTTCGCCTGGCAATAGCCCTGCGCGACCTGAATGTGCTTCTGCGCGATCTTGTTACCGACACCACGCGAACCGGAGTGCAGGAACAACCACACGCGGTCGAGGTGGTCGAGGCACAGCTCGATGAAGTGATTGCCGCCGCCCAGTGTGCCGAGCTGCTCGCGCCACTTCGGGGAGTGAGACAGGTCGACGTCGAACCGGGTAGCGACGAGCTGCAGCCAGTCCAGCCGGGCGCCGGTGAACTCAAAACGGTTCAGGCTCTTGTTGTATCCCCCGGCGCTCATCGGGATAGCGGACTCGATCGACGCCCGCAGATCCGACAGCTTGAGGCACTCAAGATCGTTCGCCGTGTACGTGGTGCGGGCTGCGATCATGCCGCAACCAATATCGACACCCACGGCCGCCGGGATCACAGCGCCCTCGGTTGGGATCACCGTGCCGACACTGCTGCCCTTGCCGAAATGCGCATCGGGCATCAGCGCCACATGCGGATAGACGAAAGGCAAATCGGCGATCTGCTGCGCCTGCGCGAGGGTCTGGTCGTCGACCTCGCTCGCAAAGTTGATCAGGCGCTCATTGACACGTGTAGGTGACACACGTACTCCTATCCCGCTATTTAGTTGTTGGTCAGACACATTGAGCCAAACACACAACGACGCCCCCGCTTGACCTTTCAGCGGGGGCGTCGTGTCGGCGTGTCGCGTCGGGTCAGTCGGCCCAGCCGGGCACCACTGTGACCGGGATGCCTTGCGAACGCCACAGCGCGACCACCTCGGGGTTATCGTCGATCGCCCCGCGAATGTCGTAGTGGCGCCGCAGGTATCGCAGAATTTCGAGCTTCACCACACGGTCGCTACGCCGGTCGCCGTCCTGCCGGTGAAACGGCCCGTCGAACGCAACAGGCATGTGGCGATCCAGCCACCCGCGCGTGACGCCGCGCCACCGCTCCATGCGGGCCGTGACCACGACCGGCACCATGCCGAGCGCGGCCGTCTCGGCGGCGTAGTCGAGCGCGATCTGATTCGGCGGGCAGTCGGCGCTACCGGCGTGGAAGCTGTCGAAGTCTTTCAGCTCACGAGGCCGCATCACGAAATGGCGCACCGAGGTGACGTTGCACAGCGTGCCGTCAACGTCGAGAATCCGCGCAGGCCGCCGCATCACACCACACACGCATAGCCATGCGCGCCGAACAGGTCGGCGTCGACCTGCCCGCACCCAACGCAACACCCACAGTCGGCACACCCGCAGTTACGGCAGGCGCCGAGGGCGTCGAGCACCTGGTTGTAAATCGGCTCACCCGGCACCCACGTAATCCGCAGCCACTCGTCGCGGGCTATCTCGACAGCCTCGCCGTCGGCCCCGCGGCGCCAGTAATGCGTACCCGTCGAGTCGCTGCGCATCATGGCGTACCCGTGCATCTTCGGCCGGTCGTCGAGGCAGGCGCCGCGCAGCTTGCCGTCGACGAGCCGCTCGCGGCACGCCAAGCCGGGGCCGTCCTCGGTGCCGTGATTGTGCACAGCCATTACGCCCCCTCCCCCTCGCCGACACAACCACTGCAGTCACGGCCACACGCCCACTCGGGATGCAGCCCCGTGTGCTCGTTGGCGGCAGCCAGCTCGTCAATCCGCTGCGCGTCGACAACCCACACCCAGCCGCCTTGCCCGTCCTTCACACGCGCCGCGCGGACCTTGCCCGCGTCGGCCATCGCGTCGACGACGGCCCGGTCGACGCCGAGCACACGAGCGGCCCGGCGGGCGTGATAGTGCGCGAACGGCACAGTGCTCGATACGTCAATCACCACAAACCCCCTTGCGTCTCATCCACATAGCCAAGCTGCACCCACTCGTCGCCAAGCTCGCCGAGCGGCTCCACGGGCGCCGGGTCAATCGGCACGATCGCACGGCCACCGCCCGTCAGCTCGAACACCTGCGCCCACGCATCGCCGAACGCCTCGGCACGCTCAGCCGCGGCCGCGACCACCGGGGCATCACGAGCGACCACGAGGTCGACGAGCGTCGCGGGATGCACCGGACACAGCGGGTTGTGCTCCATCTGCGAGCCGGGCTCAACGGCGCCGTAATGCGTCGTCCACAGCGACGGGTCGACGTACGGGCACGTGCACGTGTTCAGCGCGTCATAGTCGGGGTGCGCCTGCGCCGGGTCCGACGTCCAACCCCACTGCGAGAAATCCGTACCGGGCGAGCGCACCGGGCGCCACCACGTGCGGCCGTTCGTGTCGGTGCGCGCCGGGCACTGCACAGCCACGCTCACGACGCCATCACCTCAGCCTCGGGCTGCGCATCAGGCGCAGTGTGATGTTCAAGAATGCGCACCACGGTGCTGTACCCGACGCCCACCTTGCGCGCGATCATGCTCGGCTTGACGTCGGCCTCATGCTCGGCGAGCACCTCGGCGACCTTGACGCGATCAATGCGCGTCACACCGGCGGCGAGGATCGCCTCAGCCGCGGGCAAGTGCGCAGCCAGCGCGTCGCTGGTCGCGGCCTCGCGGGCGATCAGATCGGCGACGCTGACACCGCCGGGCGCCGGATCATGCACCGACTCCTCGAACACGTGCACCAGGCCGTCAGCCTCACGCGCCACGAGGTGCGTATCGGGCTGCAAATCGGCCGGCAAAGGAACATGCAGGTCAGCGGGCTGCGCAACGGCGTGCACAGGCTGCGCAGCAGGGTGCAACACCTGCGCAGCAACGTGCACCGCAGCGTCGAGCACCTCGCCGCGCTCCGCACCCGACAGCGCGAACAGTGCAACGGTGCACCCGGCGATGCTCAGATCAATGAACACCGGCACCAGCCAGCACAGCCAAATCGAGATCCCTGCCCAGTCGACAGCCAGCTCGGCGAGCGCCGCGAACGACAGCAGGAACGCCGCAGCGACGACGGTCACCGAAATGCACAGCGCCGCCGTGTATGCGCGGCCGACGATCCCGGCGGCGACGAGCTTCTGCACGCCGTGCGTCGATCCGAGAATGCCGAGCGGCAGCAGGACGGCCACCGCGACCGCGATCACCGTAGACCCGGCGTCAGGGTCGAGCACAGCGTGCGCAGCATTGCCCAGAATCGACGTCACGACACCGGCGGCCAGCCAGCCACGGAAATACCGCTGAGCCGACTCGCGGGGCGTCAGAACGGCGCTCACAGGGCCACCGCCGCAGCGGGGCGCTCAACGCGGTAACGCGACCCGTCGGGCCGCTCGTAAACGTCGAACTGGCGGGCGTCGTCGGCGTCGAACAGTTCGGGTTGGGTGTACAGGTGGCGATTCACGTTCGTGGGCTCCTATCCCTCGAATGGCGATTGTGGGGGCGTGCGACGCGCCGCGGTGACCTTTGCGCAGCGACGCGCCGCACAGCGCGGGGCGCGCTAGATAGCGCGGGCCTCGGCGCGCAGACGCGCAGCGCGGTTGTTGTAGAACTCCGCAGCGTCGGCGTAGTCGCCCGCCTGGCTGAGACGCCCGGCAGCCACGGCCTTACGACCGGCGCGCAGGTTGAACTCGCAGGCAGCGTCATTCGACACCGCCAGCGCGAGCAGGCGTGCACGCTTCTGCCCGTCGGTCAGGTTGATACCGAGAATCAAGTTCAGGGCGGCAGTGGCGTTGAAACGACCGGCGGCGGGGGCGGCGACGAGGTTCGACATTGTGGGCTCCTATCCCTTGGAGTTGTTGATGTACATACAGTAACCCGTGCGCTGTATGCATGTCAACACGAGATACGAAAACGCCCCCAACCTCGGAAGATTGGGGGCGTCATCACTACCGCTGCTTGGCCCACACCACGGGGCTACCCGTCGCCGTGCACTTGCAGCGCCAGCCGTCGAGGCGCTTCGGTGCGCGGTACCGCGCGAACTTCTTACCGTGGTCGCAGGTACCCATCCACGGCGCCGACTCGTCGAGGTGCTCAAAGCACCGCTGACCGTTGCCGCCGAGCTGCCGGTGCTTGGCAGCCCACACGGCATCATGTCCGTGCTTCGGGCCGACCAGGGCGTGCGCAACCTCGTGCGTAATGGTCATCATCGTGTCGTCGTAAGAACGCTGGCGCAGCAGCGGCTTTGACAAGCTGATCGTGCGCGACGTGTAGCGGCACTGACCGGCGCGGCGGCGCGCGTTGTCCCAGCTCACAGTCCAGCCGATCAGGCCGTGCTCACGGATCAGGCCAACGGCGATCTGGTGAGCTTCCACCTGCGTCATGTTGCGGGTCGCGGTCGAAATGGTCACTTAGGGCTCCTATCCCGTGGTGTTGTTGATATGCATACAGTACCCCTCGCGCTGTATGCATGTCAACACGCGACTAGGCGGCGGCGTTCGCGCGGGTGCGGTTCAAACGGTGCACCGTGCGGATACGGTCGGGATAGAACGACCGCCAAGTCTCGTGACCAGCAGGGCCGCCGATGAAGTCGCACACGATCCGGCCCGCGCTCGTCAACGACGCACTGCGGAAACGGAACCGGCCACGCTCGCCGCGGATCGACACCTCGGTGCCCGGCTCCAACGCGCGGCCATGCACCACAACCTCGGGCTGAGGTGCGACCGGCGTCGGCCGAACCGTCTTGGTGCGCTTCATACCAGCGCCTCGCATTCCTCGACACGGCCCGGCACCCGCGGGTTGCGATACCCGTACTGCCAGGCGTAGCGCGTCGCCGTGCTGGCGGCGTTGTACAGCTCGTTGAACCGCACGCTATCGGGCGACACCTCGGCCTCGTACAGCTCAGCGAGCTGCGCCTCGTCGACCTCGTTGCGAACCTTCGGCGTCACCGGCGTACCGGCCGGTGAGTACCACGTTTCCGTATACATCTGCAGGGGCTCCTATCCCGTGACTTGCTTCGGCGCAGACGGTAACGCCTCGGCTGTCTGCACGTCAACACCTTCTGTATGCGTGTCAACACTCGCCTGCTTGCGGGGCCTGCCTCGCTTCGGCTTACCGGCAGCACGACGGGCAGCCGCGGCAGCGTCTCGGGCGTCGAGCGCAGCAACCACAGCTGTGTACGTGTAAACAGGCGACCCGTCGGCGTTGTAGCCGCACGCCTCAACGTCAACCATCAGCCGATAGAACGTGCTGCGCGGCACGTCGCGGCCAATCAGCTTGAGCAGCCGCCACATATCGGCCTGCGTGCGAGGCTCGGCCTCGTCGACACGACCGAGGGCCTGCCGCTGCAAATCCTCGACCCGCCACGAGCAGCCGCAGCGGTAGCACTCGGCGACCAGGGCCTCGGCGTCGACATATAGCGGCGTGCCGCACTCACGAGGCGGCTGCACAATCCCGCCGTCGGACATGCTCGACGGGTGCACGACGTTCTGGCACGGCCCGGCGTACTGCGTATCCGGCGGCAAGTCGATCACACGCTCAGCGTCCTGGCGCCACTGCAACACCCAACCAAGCGCGTCAGGCGCCCACGGGTGCGCCATCATCGCGCCCGGCTCGCCAGCCAGCCAGCGGGCCGCAGACTCGACGCGCGCAGCATCATGCGGGCCGCCCTGGTCGACACCGCCCACCTGCTCCCACCACGACACCAGACGCGCAGCGTCGCGCAGCATGTCGGCCGCGCGAGTGTTCAACGGCAACGACGGCAACCGCTCCCCCGTCGACACCCGCGGCCCACCCTTACGGGCGACCTTCGCCTCGCCATACGCCGACTCCTGCAGACGATGCAACAGCCACGGCACCTCGACGAGCTGGCGGCGCAACATGCCCACACACGACCAGCACAGAAACGTCTGCGCAGGCGCCGAACAATGCAAGCAACGCCCCAACGGCTCAGGCACCGACGGCGCAGTCGACACGTCCAACTCAGACGGTCCAGACGGCCGCGGCGACCCGTAATAACTCAGGCCGTGGCTAACCGCCGGCGAAATGACCGGCGTGCCCGGTGACCTGCGAGGATCGCCGAAACTCGGAGAATCCGGCAAACTCATAGCTGCCGCACCGCCCGCGCCAGCGAGGCACGCTCGCCAACCATTGCGTTGATGTCCGCTCGATCGTCGGCCACCATGCGCTCACGCTGCGCCAGAGTGTCCTTACGCCAAGCAATCTCAGTGTCGAGCGCCGCAATCCGCGCCCGCAACAGGGCCTCAGCCGACCCGTACACGCGGCCGACATTCTCGCTGTAGCTCATGCGCGACCAACCTCCGTGAACGGTCCATAGTTCGGATTCGGCGCCCGGTCGGCGTAATTACTCGGGCAGTTCACCCACTGCGGGCCGTTCGGATCGTCAAACTGCTTGTACTGCCACACGCATTGCATGAAGCACCAACGCCATTGATCGCCGTCGGCGTCCTCCCACACACTGCCGCGCTCAGCCATCCCGAGGTGCTGCACGCGGCGCTTACCGACGGGCACCGGCGCCAACGGGCGACGTGCCTCGATCGGGCGCGGCATCGTGCCAGGCGCGCGGCGCTCCTGCACCAACTCCACCCGCGGCACCTGCGCACCGTCGAGGCGCATCGCGTTCACAGCCGACAGCCCCGCGCGGATCGCCCGAGCAGGCGTGTGCGACGGGTGCGCGATACGCGCAGCGACAACCTCGGCCATCTTGTCGACCTCGGCGACCGACAACTCGATCAGATCAGACATGCGTGACACCACCCGCGGCGTTCGCGGCCTGCCACGCGGCGATAGCCTCATCGCCCCAGCCCGGCGACGTGAGGCGGATATGCACGCCCGGCTGCTGAGCAATCGCAGCGAGCACCTTGCGGCAATGCATGTCGTCGACCTGCGAATCGTCAAGCCAGGAAACATCAGTCAGGCCGTCCAGCACGGCGCGGGCCAGCTTGTCGAGGTCGGGGCGTTTCACAGCCGGGGGCGTGTAGCTCTTGGGCGTGCCCGACGGGCGAGGCATGACGAACGTCAACGACGCCGTGCACGGAAATTTCTTGTCCAGCACCGGCAGCCCGGCGGCGAGCATCGCGTCGGCCGCGGCCAGGGCGATACGTTCGCGCCACGGCCCAACCGCGGCGCTCGACTCGACGAGGATCGCCTTACCGCGCGTCTCGCCCGGCTTCGGCTTCGCAAAACCCTTGAAGTCCTTACTGCCCTGCGGTGCTGGCTTGCCCGGCACGAACAGGCGCAACTGCCTGCCTCCGTTGCGCTCGTGCGTCACGCGGGCGCTCAGAGCCGCATACAGGGCCTCGTGCGACTCAGCGGGCAGCATGTCGAGCACCAGCTCGGCAGCCTGAGCCTTGGCGTGCAGCTCGGCACGCTCGGCAGCCTCGGCGGCGGCCACCTGGTCGGCGGCAAGCCCGAGGTCGAGAGTGTGGTCAGTCACTCGTTTCTCCATATTCAGTTGTGGTCGAGCAGCATTCTGGCGGCCGGAATCGTCAACGACGCCGGTCAGCGCCCCGACCGGCCCCCGCTACGGCGGGGCGCGTCTCAGAGTTAGCTGCCGGTAGGGGCAGAACAGATAGAACAGATTTCTGCATATGAGCCTTACACCAGGCGATCCGAGAGGCCCGACCAGGGAGAACGCCCCGAATTTCTACACGTGACGTCAACCCGGAAAAATCTGTTCTATCTGTTCTGTAAGAGCTTTTACCTGTCTTTACCTGCGGCAACGTCAGAACAGATCGGTGGCGCAATGCGTTCTGAATCTGTTCTATCTGTTCTGCGCAGAACACTTTCGAGAACAGATCAGCCCCGGTTGCTAGCGAGGGCCACCGCCGGGTGTGCATCACCGGAACCCGCCCGCCAGCTCGTGGGACAAATCCCAGGACGATTGCAGCGCCAGCCCGACGTACAGCCGCGCCCCGTTGAACACCTGAGAGCGCACCCCGAACCGCGCCGACAGCTCACGCCCGAGCTTGATCTGAGAGACCATCGCGTCCTCACCGTTCGCCATAGCCCAACGCTGGTACGCCTTGAGCACCAGAGCCGGTTTAGCCCCGCCGCTGGCGCCGCCCGGCGTCAGCTCGCAGCACTCCGAGATAAACCGCCCGAGAGCGTCCTCCTGCTCGCTGTACTCCTTCGTGGCAGCCAAGACCGAGCCCGGCTCGCGGAGGCCGTCAGCGGCGATTTGACGCGCCCCCGCCACGACCCACGCCAGGATGGCGGCGCCCTCGTCGCGGATCAGCTCAGCGGCAAGGTTCGGGTTGCGCTGCTCCGGCGGGACCGTATGCAGGAACGGCAACAGGCGTAGCCGCCGCCAGAACGATGTACCGCCCGCGCTGACTTGGGGTTGATGGTTTCCCATCAGAAACAGCGTGTGCGACGGGGTGAAGTCGAAATAGTCCTGCCTCATGTACCGGCCAGACAGAATGTCGCCACCCGTCAGCACCTTGACCTTGGCCTCGTCGAACTTGCTTTCGGCGTTGATTTCCGAGCACACCACCATGCGGGCGCCGTGCAGCCGGGCGATCTCAGTCTCGTGCCGGTCGCGGCCAGCCAGCAGGAAGTTGGCCGGGGCCGTGATCGCGTAGTCGCCCAACACATTTGCGAGCACGTCCATGAGCACGCTCTTACCGTTCGACCCGCCACCAAACAGGAACGGCAGCACGTGGTGCGTCACCTTGCCGATCGCGGCGAGCCCGGCGAGGCGCTGCACGTACCCGATCAGTTCCACGTCGTCGCCGAACGTCCCGGCGAGGAACTTCTGCCAGGCCGGGGCCACCGCGGCGGGGTTGTACCCGGCGCCGGTGATCTTGGTATGCCCGCCGTCGGGCGTGTGTGGCAGCAGGTGCCCGGTCTTGAGGTCGACGACACCCGAGGGCGTGTTCAGCTCGTACGGCTCGGCGTCGAGGTCGGCCAGGCGCACGCGCATCTGCGGCGAGCACTTGGCGAGCGCGACCATGTTCTCAAGTCCCTTGCGCGACAGGCTGCGCATACGGTGCTGGATAACGTCTTTCGGGCTGTCGTCGTCGATACGGATCGCCTCGACGACCTGGCGGGCGGCGACGATCGCCTCGCCCTGGTCGGTGCCGTGCTCCCAGCGGTTGCCCTTCCAGCTCAACCACTTGCCGGTGTCGGGGCAGTACCGCAGTCGGCCGCTCCACGCCTCGACGAGCAGGTCGGCGTTGCCGGTGTCGGTCAGCGTGACCGCTGCAGCAACAGGGTTGCGACGTGCGTTTATGTCTACGACCGGGGCCAATGATCCCTCTTGGCTAATGCCCTCGGTACCAATGCCGGCGGTTTGCTGCCGGTCGTCGGTGTCGGGCATTGGCGCAAGCTCGATCTGCCGCGGCTCGGCCCGCTGCCACAGGTGCAGGTGCGAACCGAACTCGGTCGCCAGCTCGGCGTCTGTCTTGGTGGCGACGTGGTGCTCGGCCCACGAAAATGCGTTCGGAATCTCGAAGCTCGGCACGTCGCGGCCGGTTGCGGCGCACTCGACCATGAACTTGTCGACGATCATCTTGCGGGCCTCGGCGTACTCGTCGGCCGTCAGGCACTTGTTGCGAACCGCGGCCATCAGCCGCACCGTGACCTTGACCAGCCACGGGTGCCGCTCGGTGATCGGCTCCTCGCGCCACGCCTTGATCGTCGGCGCGAAATACTCGCAGGTGCTCGGCGCGAACGTCCACCCGTCGGGCTTGCTGATCACCTCGTGCGAGGTGCGCCGGTCGCCCTCATACTCGGCGACGCCGTGCTCGTCGAGCCGGTCGCGCAGCTCGTCGAGGCCCAGCGGTGCGCCGGTGTCGCCGTCGATCGTGACGGGCTTCGGGTTGTCGGTGTCCTTGAGGTTGTGCGAGCCGGGCACGCGCAGCACGCGGGCGAGGTCGTAGACGCCTCGGTCGATCTTGGCGCCCAGGCCGTCGGCGACGATGCACGCCAGGCGGCCCCACCTCTTGAGCAGGGCCGCCGCGTCGGCGCGCAGCTCGGCGCTCTGCTCGACCATCCCGTCGGCCGGGTCGATCGGGGCGATTGTGCCGTCGTCGATCGGCCAATACGGTTGCAGGCCGTTGCCGCTGTACACGACCGCGCTCGGCCGGGTGCCGAGAATCGCGCTCAGCTCGTCGATCACCTGGTGTGCGTGCTCGATATCGCGGCACGCGCCGGGCTTTACGTCGAGGTCGCACCAGATCGCGGCGAGCCGGGTCACGTCGTCAGCGCCGCCTCGGCCCTTCTGCTTGCCGTCCTCGTCGACGGGCCGCGGCCGGGTCGGGTTGACGCCAAACCAGCAGTTGCGGCCGTTGGCGAGCGACATTGCGAGGCCCTGCAGGCTGTCGCTGTCCTCGTGGTACTCGACGACCGTCGACGAGAACGGGCCGCCGGGCGCCTGGTAGTTCAGGCTCACATGCTCGCCGTCGGTGTATCCGAGCAGTTCGAGCAGATCAGTAAGGCCGTTCACTCAATCCTCTATTCAGTTGTGGGGCAACGCTGCTCGCGCGTTCACAGCGTGACGCCATTGCCAGCGGCGACCGGGGTATCGGGCACGTCGAACAGGCCGCCGTCGGCAGCCTCGGCCGCCGCGCGGGCTGCTGCTTTGTCCGCGGCGGCTTTGACCTTGGCGCGGTGCCGCTTAAGGCACGCCTGGCAGTACGCAATCAGGTTGCCGTCGGTGAGATTCCAGCCGTCGCCGTCGCGGGGCACCACGGTGAGGCTGACCACCTTGTCGGCGCCGTGAATCGCCGGGCGGCCGTGCACGTTGCCGCAGCGCGTGTGACCGGCGAACCGATGGCTACTGCCGCACGAGCCTTCGCACTCGCAGCGGCCGTCAGCTCGGGTCAGGGCAATGCGGTCGAACAATTCCGCGCCGTTCACTGCGCCCGCCCCCAATCGCAGGACAGGCCGCCGCCGTAGCCGTCTTTCTCCCAGACGCACAGCACGCGGCGGCCGTCGGGCAGGTCGACGGAATGCGGGGCGATCCAGCTCGGAACGGTGTTGCCGGTCTCTTGATCGGTGCCACTGCAGCCGGTCAGCGTCAACGCGAGGATGACGACCACCGGCGCCACGAGCGTGAACAGTGCATACGCGCGGCGTCGAGTGCGGGGCCTCATGCGCGGGCCTTGATTGAGGCTTTGATCATGTCGCGCCGGAAGTCCGACCACATCGCATTGGCGAGGTCGTCGACGACGACAGGGGCGTGAGCGTGCCCGGCGGCGATGAACTTCGCGGCGACAGACTCGTCGGCCTGGTCGAGGCGCACCTCGGTGTAGTCGATGCCCGCCTTGTCGAACGCGTCCTTTGTCAGCTTGCACTTGTAGCACTCGGGGCCGGTTGTGTAGATCGTGAGCATTTGTCTGTGGGCTCCTATCCCTTGACGAAATGGCTTGTAAGACAGAGCGAGCCGGTGACGCCCGTTGCGGAACGTCACCGGCTCGCAGCGCGTGGTGCGCTTACTTCTGCTGCTGTGGCAGCAGTGCGGCGAGTGCCGCCAGCGCTTCGGGGGTCATGCCTGCCGTCGGGTCGGCGGCCTGAGCGGCGGCCGCCGGGGCCGCTCCCGCTGCGGGCTTCTTGTAGGTCGCGGTGTACAGCTTCGGCGGATCGAGGTTGCCTCGCTTCTCGCCGTCGCCGACGTAGGTCACGTGCAGCTCGCCGCCGACGTCCAGGCCGCGAGCACCGGCCGCAATGACGGCCTTCTGCACGGCCTTGCGCATTTCACCCTTCACGAACAGGCGACGCTTGCCGTCGTCGTCCTCGACCTCGGGGTCGCGCAGATCGGTCTGCACGGTGACGACGAGCTGCATACGCGCGCTGCCGTCCTTCCAGGTCAGGCCCTCGCCTGTCTTGTAGTCGGTCTGTTGCCGCTGCTCGGGCTCGATGGCGATCACGCCGCCCACGACGTCGCCGTGAGTGCCGAACTTGCCGGAAGGCACGCCGCCGCCGCCGAGAAAGTCGTACGAGTCGTTGCTCATTGTTCAGTTGTTCCTTTGTTCAGTTGTGTTGTTATTCCGTTGCGCCCGTTTCCCTCTCGGCCCGCCAGGCGCGGCGGGGGCTCATGTCCCGTCGTAGTAGTCGGGATAGTCGTCGTCGCCGTAACAGTCGCGCTCATACTCGGCTTGACTGATCCGGCGCTCGCAATGCCAGCAATCATCACCCGTGCAGTAGTGACGGCTCACGGACACTCGCCTTTCGGGTGCTCAAGCCAGCAATCCGTGCAAACGGGGTGCCGACGGGTCTTTGTCTCGTCGCGCGAGTTGTCCTCGCAATCAACATGTATAAGGCCGCCGTCGGCCATATACGCCACCTCGTCGCCGGGCTGGATCTGGGTCGAGCAGCCGCCGCAGCGCCCGAAATACCTCGCGGTGAACGTCGACCGCAGCCCGGCGCTCACTCCCGTACCTCAGTGAACGGGCGGCCGATTGGGGTGTCGGCCTGGCGCGCGATTGCTGCCGGGTGGTCGTACGTCCACAGGAACGTGCCGAGGCCGTCGCCAGTCTTGGCGTAGTCGTCATCGTGGTATCGCCACACTTCGCCCGCTTGTCCGAGCCAGGCGCGCGTCCGGTGAGCGGGGTCGGTCGGGTCGAGCTTGGCGACGACCATCGGCTCGGCCAGCTCGTCGATCATCTTCTGCGCCTGCAGGACGAGCCGGGTTGCGTCGTCGCGCTTGCGCGTCACCTCGTCGAGTTGCGCGTTGATCACGTCGCGCTGTGCGTGCAGCAGGCGCATCTGCCGCTCCTGCACCCGCTCGGTAGCCTCGGCGACGGCGAGCTGCTGCTGCCACATCGCCCGCGAGGTGTCGGCGATCGTGACCGCGGCGCCAATTGCCTGCGCGGCCAGCGTCGGGCCGATCGCCGCGACGTTCGGGTTACTGCTCATTGTGGGCTCCTATCCCCTGCCAGCTACCGCCGGCAAAATTGCATCCGTGCATGTCAGATCGCCAAACTGCCGTATCCGGCAAATGCGTCGATCGCGGCCGGGCCGTTCGGGAAGTAGTCGACAGTGACGTACTCGCCCTCAACCGAGCCGGGCGTGAACGTGTACAGCGTCAACTGCTCGACGACCCACCCGACGACGACCGGACCCTCGACGAGCTGGCGAATGCGCCAGGGCGCCGGGCGCCTCACTGCGCACCACCCGCACAGGCGTGCGGCTCGGGGCGCCTACCGTCCGGTGAGAAGAACGGGCAGAACATGCAACTGCTCGGCACCTTCGGCAGCATGGCGATCCGTTCGGGGTGCTGGTCGACCTGCAGCTCGTCGAGCGCCACAAGAATGTTGTCGAGCTTGCCGAGCGCCTGGTCGACAATCTCGTCGCTGTACGCCTCGGACCACACGAACGACGACGCCAGCGACCCGCCGCGCGGGATATACCAGTTCGCCACCCGCTTGACGGGGAACCCCTCGTTTCGGTACCCGCGGCCGTAGGCGTGTGCCTGCACCTTGTACTCGGGCGCCGGGCCTTCTTTCTTGTACTCGGCGAACCGCGACGCCCCCGGAAACTTGAGGTCAATCACGGTGTCGGTCCATGTGTCGTAGAGGTCGCAGGTGCCAGACAGGCCGCCGCGCACCGTAACCCGACGCTCGGTGAACCACCGGCCGACGTACTGCGGGTCATCGCTCTCAGTGACGCCGCGCAGCACCGTGCAACGCTGCTGCCGGTCCTTGAGCCACTGGTCGATAATCCGCTCGTTGTCGAGGTTGACCGCATCCTCAAATTTCGTGTGCCCGGCAGTGCCGAGCCACGCGGGCAGCGGGTCGCCCTCGGGGTTAATCCGAGGCAGCTCAAGCATTGACGACGCCAGCCGCCGCGGGCACGGGTGCCCAATCTCCGACGGCCCGAGGGCGCGTTGCAGTGACCGGCCGTGCTGCGCCCATGCGCGTTTAAACACGCCCTTGAGGTCGGCCAGCAGGTCGGCGTTGAACTGCTGCTCGTCGGTCGGCGGCCGATCCCGCTCGGGGGCGTCGTCGGTCAGCCCGAAAAACGCTGCGTTGGTGCTCACGCCATCATCCCCTTAACCCACATGCGACTCATCCACTTGACCGGCTTTGCAGCCGCTTTGACCGGCGCCGCGGGGGCCGTGGTGTCGTCGTCGCCGCCGTCGACCTCGACGTCGAGACTGCCCAGGTGGCAACCGAATACGGTCAGAGCAAGGGTCACCTTCATGCGCCGACCTCCCGCGTGAACGCTTTCTCGAGGTTGGCCTCAGCCTGCTGCAGCGTCGCCTGATAGGTCTGGTATGCCTCGGACAGCGAGGCGGCGGAACCCGCGGCCAGGTCGAGCAGCTCCGCCAGGGCAGACGCTTGCGGGCCGGTCAGTGATGGCAGGGTGCCGTTGCGCTGACCGTCGATCGAGACGACCACCTCGCCGAGGTCGGCGCGCACGCCGACGACAATCTCGACGTCCTCGACGACGGGCACCCGCGGCTTGCCGATCGAGCCCCTACTCACCGGGACCGTCACCTTGCCGACGTGCACGAAATTGTTGTTACTCACTGCTGCAATGCCTCCCGCACCTTGTTGCTTAATGTCGCCGGGTCGATCAGGGCCAGGCTGTCGACGTTCGGCCGTCCGATCGACTTCTCGCCGAGCAGCCGGACGTTGCCGCGCCAATCCATCTCAGCGACCCACCGGACGCGCGCCGTCCTGTCGACGGCCTCGACGCGACCGACCTTGAAACTGCTTGTGTTTCCGTCACGGCCGCCGCGCCACACGGTCGCGCCCGGCTCGATCCGCTGCCCTGCCCAGTTGAACGCCATCAGAGCTGAGCCGCCGCGGTGTTGCGCAGCAGGTCGAAGCACAGCCCTGTGGCTGCCGCGTCGCCAATCGCGGTGTGCCGCTGTGCGACCTGCACGCCCAGGCGCTCGGCCACGTCGTCGAGGCCCGCCAGGTTGGTTGGATCGCGGTCGAGCTTGCCCGCCGAGTACGCCGCGAGGTCGGCGAGCCGGTGATGCCACACGCGGCCGATCGGCGTCGGGAACACGCCCCCGGCGACCTGCCGGGCGACGATTGTCGAGTCGAACGCCGGGTTACTGCCCGCAAACGTGTTGCCGCGCAGCCAGTCCTGCACCTCGGCCCACGCGACGGCGGTCTGCTGCTCGGTCAGCGCCTCGCGCCACACGCCGCGCTCGTAGTACCCGTTGATTTCCATCGCCTTCGGGTCGGCGGCGCCGAGCTGCTCGCACGTCACGTGTGGCACAAAGCGCAGTGACTCGCCGGTGTCGACGTTGAGCAGGGCGACCTCCAACGGGGCCGCGGTGTCGTAGTCGAGGCTGGTCGTTTCCAGGTCGACGACGATCAATTGCCTTGCCATGCTTGGGGCTCCTATCCCTCGATTGAAAGGTGATTGACGGTGATCACGACGCCCGCCTGACTGAGCAACGGGTCGTACATCATCGGCGGGGCGTACACGCTGATTTCGGCGCCGTTCGGCATTTCGTCGAGCGCAGCGTGCAGGTCACGCACCTTGTCGCCGGGCTCGACCGTGATCGTGGTGTGGTGCGTCTCGGCGATCTTCACTTGTCGGCCACCACCGACAGGCGCGTCTGCTCGTTGGTGTCGAGGCACTCGGCGTAAACCTCGGGGTGCAGCGATTGCACGAGCTTGCCGCTGAGCCGGGTCACCTTGGTGCGCGTGCGCTTGACGACGACCTGCCCGCCGACTGTGCCCTCGTCGTCACCGCCGAGCGCCTCGTCGATCGCCGCCTTGGCGTTCTTCTCGATTTCCTCCCACTTCTTTTTCTCGATCCGCGCGTGCGCGAGCAGGTCGACGTGACCCTTTACCGTTGAAATATCCACTTATCCAGTCCTTTTCAGTTGTCGCCTGCGGCGCAGAAAGTCGCGGCGGTCGATCTTGTCGGCCATGTCTCGCACACTCGGCACGTCGTCTAGGCCGCTGGTCAGTTCGCGCTGACGCTCCAACGGCGTGACGAGCATCGGCCGCGTGAGCGAGTCGCCGCCCCACATGACCGCGAACTCAACCGGCCAGCGGTGAATCTCGCGCAGGTTGCGCAGCGCCGAGCTGGCGGCCGCCGCGGGATCGTCGACGCCGTAGGCGATCCGGTGCTCGATTGCGTCGGCGAGGCCGCCGAGGTAGGCGAGCGTCGCGTCGAAACGCTTTTGCTCGACCAGATCCTCGACGACCTCACGGTCGGCCCACCACGGCCGGTTGCTGACGGTCACTGTGCTGGCTTGACTTCCAGCAGAACCGGGAACGTCGACAGCCAGCCAATCCGCGGGCCGCCGGTGAACATGTCGTACGTCTTGCCAACCTCGACGGACTCCCAGACGTCCCACGAGTTGAAGTGCCCGACCTCGATCGCGTCCTCGACGTTGAACGATCCGCACGACGTGGTGACGCGCTTTGTGCGCGTGGTGTTTCCATCACTGCCGCCGTAAACAATGTCCTTGGCCTTGACGGTGCAACCCGTGTGCCATTCCTGGTTGGACGTGGCGCAGCCTGACAGCACCGCGGCGGCGCCAAGCGCGCCGACGGTCATGCCGACGGCAATCCGATTGATCATTGACATTGGTTGTGTCCCTTCGGTTGTTGGTCGGTCAGAAAAAGATCGGGATACCGGGGCTGCCGGGCAGGCCGGGCTGCGGAATGAAGATCACGCCGCTAGGCCCGCTATCCTGCTGCCCGCCGCCGCCATCTGCGCCGCCCTCGCAAGCGGTGGCGCCTGCTGCGATCAGTGCCGCGGTGGCGACGACGGCAATCTTGCGAATCATGTTGTGGGCTCCTATCCCTCGGTTGCGGCCAGCGCCTCGCGCCGGTCGATTTCAAACTCGATGTACTGAATTGCCTTGCGCAAGTCCTCGATTGCGTCGTGCTTGAGGTCGCAGCGCCACACGTATTTGGTGGCGTTGCCGAGGCAAAACCCCATGTGCTGCGTGATGTCGATGCACTCGATTGGGTGACCGCACGCCCGGCACTTGGCGGGGCTGGACGTGTAGTGCGACGGGTGCGCCACCATGTCGGGGCTTTGCTCGACAGCCTCGCCGGCCTCGCTGCCTCCGCTGGTCAGAGCGATTCGTGCCGCAAATCCCTCGTTGCTGCAGAACATCACGAACGGGCCGACGGCCCCCCGCGTCCACGGCGCTACGCCGGTGTTCCACGCAACCCAGCCGGTGCCCTCAAGCCAGCCCCAGTGCGCGCCGAGCGAGTCGGCCCACACGTACGCCTTGTCGGCGTCGTCGAGGCTGTCGACCTTGCTCTTGCCGAGCACCTGCGGCAGCGCCTCGTCTAGCCACACCTGCGCCTGCGCCCTCACGCCGTCGTCACCGGCGGCGAACTGATGGGCCAGGTCGGCGAGCTGCCGCACCGGCTCAGGAAGGATGAACGTCGGGTCGGCCCACGCCTCGGGGTCGCCCGCCTCGGTCGCCGAACTGTCGGCGTCCAACCCAAACAGCAGGGTGTCGTCGAACGCCTTGCCGATACCCTCGGCGATTTCGTCGAGCCGCTCGCTCACCGCCAGGGCGCCGAGGCCCATCAGGTCGCACACGCGGCACCATGCAGCGCCGCACGGGTCGAACACCTGCGCGTCGTACTTGCCGCACACATCGCACTGCGCGCTGCCGCACAGATCGCCGTAACCGCTCATGCCGCAACCCCTTTAAGTCCGCGCTTGATCCGTCGCCGTGCTCGTTCGGTTGTGCCGCCCCAAATGCCCGTTGGGTTGACTGGCCGACTCAACGCCCACGTGAGGCACTCGTCGGCCACCTGGCAGCCGCCGCAAATGCGCTTCGCCTCGTGGGTGCTGCCGCCCTGCTCTGGAAAGAAGATTTCGGGGTCGGTCTGCGCGCACACGGCGCTGTCCCGCCAAGCCTCGGGGTCGTCGTCGAAATGCTCTGCGTCGCTCACTGATCCACCTCGCCCTCGTCCTGCTGGTCTGCCTCGTCGTCGGCCTCGATCTGGTCGAGCACCGACAGCGGCACGCCGTCGGTGGTCTCACGGGTCGGCACCAACCGCTGCAGGCCCTCGGCCGCCAGGCCGCCGCGGGACAGGTGGCGCAGGTACTTCGTGGCGCCAGTGCCCTCTACGTCGACCATCGCGGCCAGGGCGACAGCGACGCCAGTCAGCGTGTGACGGTCGAGCTTGCGCAGCCGTGCCCACACCTCGCCGGGGTCGTCGTCGTGTACCTCGGTCGCCAGGTCGAACGCGCGCTCAACCATGTGCGTGCACTGCTGCGACCGCGGGCCGTGCGCAAAGCTGATCGGCCGACTGCCTGCCTTGGCGGCCTTGGCGATCCGAGCCGCACGCGCCGACGTCGACGAACGCACAAGCAGCGCAACCTGAATGATCGCCCGGCGGGTGAAAGTGCCCGCTAACCGATCCCACCCGTGAGCAGCCAATTCGTCACCGTGACGCTTCAAAACCTTGCCCAGTACGTCGCTTTGGTCGATCCGCAACAACCGGCACACCTCGTCAGCGGTCGCCGTGTCGCCAACCCGCGGCGTGAACATGTCGAGCACGTGCGTGTTGTCGACCGCGGTCGCGTACTCGTCAAGTGCCGCAACGTCGTACACGATCTTGCGGCCGACGAGCCGGTGCTCGGGCGCCGTGCCGCTGCGGCGGCGCCAGCGCAACGCATTGCGAGTGATGCCCAGTCGCACCGCGGCCTCGCCCTCGCCGAGCTGTGCGGCCGTCACCGTGACACCCCTTGCGCCTTGACGTGGCCGGGGCAGGTTGCGTCAACCCGCTGGCAGTCGGTGCAGTCGGCCGACCGGCCGGGCGCGCGCAGCTTGTTGACAGCGGCCACCGCGGCGGCCAGTGCGCCGAGGGTGGTCACGCCCTCGGCCTGGTTGGCGTCGATCGCGCGGGCAGCGGCCTGCATTTCGTCGTGCGTGAGGGCGATCACCAGGGCGCCCCCAGGTAGAAACCGACCCATGCCGCGCCGACGAGGGCGCCGACGGCGGTCATTGTGAGGTTGAGCAGGAACACGCCGACGATCGCGCCGAGGCGCTCGCCGTGCCGTTGATCCCGCGCCGCCCGGCGCTTGTGCGCTAGGATTTTGCTCGACATAACAAGTGGCTCCTATCCCTTGGTTGTGTCGGCCAGCCCCGCCTAGTGCGGGGCTGCGTCGTTTGTGGGGAGGTGGGGCGCAGCAGTGACCTCGCCGGTAAGGAACGGGTCGTGAGCCACGCTTGCGGGGAAGAAGTAGGTAAGAACCCGTTTGACGCCCCACCTCGAAGATCAGCCGTACCGCTCCATGTCGGGCTCCTCGTGCAGTGCCGGGGCCGCGATGGTCGCGGTGTGCATCTGCAGGAAGCTGGTCGCCTCGTCGTGCGCGGCGAGCTGGCGATGCGCCTCGGCGAGGTCGGCCAGCGCCGCCCGGTGTGCCGCGTCGAGCTCGTCGCGCTCCTGCAGCAGGTAGCCGTTGTGGTCGCCGAGGCTGTGCAGCGCGGCGGCCTGGTCGGCGATCACGTGCCGGGCGGCGTTGCGCTCACTGCGGGCCTGGTCACGCTCGCGTAGTGCTTCGTTCAGCTCGATGCGCAGCCGGGCCACAGTGGCGAGGTTGCGAACACGGGTCGTCGTCGTCATGTCAGCGGCTCCTAGTGCGGCGGCGTGAGGTGGGGGTCAGTGCGAGCGGCCGATTAGCCGGGGGTGCGACGCTCTTGCGTCCCGACTCGGGGCTGACTCGGAAGGACTCAAGGGCGGCGTCGATATCGGCCTGCGTCATGCGCCACGACCGGCCGATCTTGCGGCCGGGGACGCGACCGGCCCGAACCTGCTCGGTGAGCCACCGCTCGGAGCACGGAATCAGTGCCGCGACCTCAGCAAGCGGCCGGGTCAGCGCCGGGGCCGTCATGCGCGCACCTCAACCGAGACGAGTTCAGATAGCGAGCCCCCCAGCTCTCCAACGATCTGCGCAAGCACCGTGTGCGTTGCCACACCTGACCAGTCCGCGCGGAAAGTCGAGTAAATCGTGGTTCGCCCGACGTTGATCCTTTTTGCCAAACTTGCACGATCTTGAATGTTGTTGCGGCGCATCCTCTTTGCCACGTTGTCGCGCCGCCAACGCAACTGATGGGTGGTTGTCTGCACGGTGTGAGACGCTATCACCAAAAGTCCCGAAATCGGGAACACCTGCGTGGTTTCGGGACGCTAACGACTACATAAGAAGTGCATAAACGCTGGTCGGAGAGTTGTTCAGTCCCGAAAACTGAACTAAAGTGACACGCCAGGGAATAAACAGCTCGATCGAGAGACAGGAATCACGAGCCATGTCCGACGACGACACTGACAAGTCACTCGCCGCCGTGCTGAGCTACCTCGTAGGTAGACAGCTCAAGCTGCGCGAACTGCTAGAAGCTCTGCAAATGTCGCGCACCCGCTACTACAACCAAGCCGACGAGGGGCGCCTGATAACCGCCGACAACCTCATCAGGGCCGCCCGCAACCTCGAAATAAACGAGGTCGACCTACTTGCCCGGTACAACCTCATTAGCGACGACTCGATCCGCGCCTACGCCGAAAGTCTTGCACCAGGCACAGCCCACCCTCAGACGCTACGGATGGTTGGGCAGGAGGTGAAGGAAGCGCCGAAAAAGACCCGCCGCCGGTCGACGACAAGGCAAGTGAGGACTGACATTCCAAGTCTCTGAGGTGTAATTTCTCACCACTCTGAGGCGTGGTTTACAGTGGCGGCAGTTTCATCGTCGGGCCGCCGCCCGCCTTCCCTTGAGAGAGTGGCTATGTCAATAGCTGTCGCATTTATCGTGCTGCGCTGGATCGTTTGCGTTGTGGCTCTTGCGGCAGTTCTGTTGCGCTGGCGTAGTTTTCGCATCTTGCACGAGGGGCTGCTGACCTCGGCCCTGCTGCTGCAGCTCCTCGGCGCGGCGCTGTGCGGCACCGTGGCGTCAATGACGCTCGGGCGCGCCATCTATCACGCAATTGGGATCTGGCACCTTGAGGACTGGCTCGGTCGCACGCTCTACCTGTTCAGCGCCGGGGCTATCGCCGTCAGCATGTTGCACCGCGTGTGCGACGACGACGAGGTGCGCCTGTACTTCGCGCGTTGGATCGCACCGTGGCTCTACCTCGTGCCGATCGTGACACTGGCGCTGCACATGAGCAGCCCGGCGCTGCGCGAGCCCAGCGTGCATCACAACATGCTCGACATGCCTGCGACCGACATTGGCATCGTCGGGTCGACGGCGCTGCACTACTACGCGACACTGCATCTGCTCGCGGTGGCAGTCTCCTGTCTGTGGCACATAGCCCACGACGAGCACCAGGGCCGCACGGCGGTGGTCTGGATCGTTGCCCTAGCGTTCTGCATCGCGTGCTGCGCCCTCGCTACAGCGAGCGCCTTCATGGCCACCCAGCACGCCGTTACGGCGATCGTCTCGCTGTGCGGGTACGTGACCACGATCATGCTGTCGGCGTGCCTCGCCTGGTCCTGGTACACCAAGATTCGGCCGTATCGCGGGCTGATCCGAGCCACCCGCACGAGCCGCCGCGCACTACGTGACGACACCGCCGAGGCGCACCGCCGACGCCTGCGCCCCAACACTGAGCGAGAGGCCGCCTAGCTACCGCCGGCAAAACGCCCGAATTGGTCGCTGACCTGCAGTAGCGCCCCAAGACAGCAAACGAGCCCCGAGGCATTCAACCTCGGGGCTCGCGTGTGTGCTCAGCCTCGCGCAGGGTCGAGCTGCGCCGCGATGGCCGCCGCGACAGCCTGGCCGCTGCTGCGGTCGAGGTGCCCGTACGTGTCGACGGTGATCTTGATCGACTCATGCCCGAGGTGGTCGCGGATCGCGGGCAGCGGGACACCGGCGGCAATCAGCCAGCTCGCGCACGTGTGCCGCAGATCGTGCACCCGAGGCTTGACGTCCAGGCCCGCACGCTTGAGCGCAGGCTGCCACACGTTCGCGTGAAAATTGTTGTGCCGAACGGGATTCCCGACGGTGTTCGTAAACAGGTGCTCGCCTGTGTAGTCGAGCTTGCCGAGCACTGACGCATCGACGTTGATCGTGCGCCGCGACCTGAGCGTTTTCGGCGCACCGACGGAATAGCTGCCTTGCGCATATGTGCGCTTCGATGCACGGGAAATGCGCACCGTGCCCTCGTCGCGGTTGACGTCGGACGGCCGCAGCGCGACAACCTCCCCCCAACGGGCGCCGCTGGCGACCAGGAACTCGACGAGCGGCTGCCACGGCAGCGTGATGTTGTCGTGCAGCTTGGCGAACTGGTCGCGCGACAGGAACACCATTTCGGCCCTCTCCGTGCGCGGCAGTCGAGCGCCCGCGGCCGGATTGCCAGGGATACGCCCGGCGCGCACGGCGGCGTTGAGCGCCGACGACAGGAACCCGTGCTTGTTGGCAATCGTCTTGCCCGACAGGCCGCGCTCGGCGAGGGCCTGCACCCACCGGGCAATGTCGTCAGCGGTCAGCGCCGCGAGCGGGATCGGCCCGAGCGCCGGGTCGATATCCTTCTCGATCACCTTCTCGTAGTCATAGATCGTCGACCGCTCGACGCCCGTCTTGTGGTCGAGGTAATGGCGCAGCCACGCGCTCAGCGTGTAGTGCCGTTCGGCGGCGTCGGTCGCCTCGATCACCTCAAGGGCCTTGGCCGCGCCGAGCTGCTCGACCATCCGCTTGAACTCGACGGCCTGCACCGGGTCGTCGAACGAGGTCGACGTCTCTTTGCCGTTGAGTCGGTAGCGGACTTGCGTATATGTCGAGCCATCTTTGCGGGTGCCGGTGCGAAGCGATGCCATAGCCGCAGATCGTACACATTTGTGGATGGGGGCGTGGATGCAAAAACGCCCTGGTCAGATTTTGTGGCTCTGACCAGGGCGTTTAAGGGTGGAGCTGCCGGGAATTGAACCGAGCCCCTCTAGGGGCTCTGACCTGCGGAAACGCCGCCAACTGACACGCGAGAGTACGCGAAAACACGGGGAAATCCGCAGGGCAACGCGGGTTGTGTGGATGCCATCCACGCCCCATCCACGCCACCCGTTCGTTTGCTGCGCCAGCAAACACCGCTCGACGGTGTGCCGGGAAACTGACGCATAGGCGAGACGGTACCGCGGCGTGCCGCCGCTGACTAGGCCCCGCCAACTAGGCTCGGCCGGGTGAAACGAATACTCGCCGCGGCCGTGATCGGGGCCGCCGCTGTCGTCCTGGCGCCCGGCGCCGCCCATGCCAGTGAGGCCGGATACCTGGCGCGGATCGGGGTCGATTACGACTTTCCGGTCGTGAACGAGTCCGAGGCGCTGCGAGCCGGGTATGAGATTTGCGGCAAGCTGCGCCGCGGGATACCGCGCGAGCACGTCGCCGAGGCGTTGTTTTGGAATATGGAGGAACTGACCCGAGAGCAGGCCGACGGCATCCCGTACGCGGCGCAGCGCGAGCTGTGCCCAGAAACGGCCCAGTAGCCCCGTACAGACACGAAAACGCCCCCGGCAGGTAAATCCCCGCCGGGGGCGTCGCCATCGAGGCGCATTAGCGGCGGCGGGCCTTTCTAGTGACCAGCGCCTTCCTGATGGCGACTCCATACGCCAAAATGCCTGCCGCCAAGGCAGACGCACCGATCCATGTGAGCAGAGTTTGTGAATCCTCAAGCCCTGCACTCAGCGTCGTCATACCGAGTACGAATAGACAAATACCGACCAGGCTGAGCACAAAGGATGTGACGCGCATCTAGCTGCCCCCTTCGACGGCGTTCGTGAGCCATATGCCCGCGAAGTACCCGACTAAACCAGTCGCTCCGCCGATGACGCAACCGCCCGGAATCGCTACCCCTTCGCCAGGTCCGGTCGGCGCTCCGGCGATCGCTGCTGCCGCAGCCCCAGTGGCGCAGCCCGTGCCCGCAGCACCGAGCGCGCCAGCGAGCGTCGGGCTGTGACCGTTGGCTTCCAGCTTGTCAATCTTCTTTTGCTGTTCCTCGTTCTGCTTCTGCAGATCCCTGATCGGGCCTTCCCACGGCGGCGGCGGTGGCGCCGGGGGCGCTGGCGGCAAAGGCTTTTCGTGCCCCTTGACCGACGGCGGTACCGGAAACGGCCCGATGGCCTGATTGTCGGTGGTGTAGTCGACGGCGCTGATATGCCCACCGGTCTTTACTACCGAATCGTCGCGCCAGCGCGCCGGAACGAAGCTGGCTAGTTGATTGGTTGCAGTCAGTGCGTTGGCGGCCTCGTCGTCCTCAGCGACTAGCTTCTCCACTGCACGAGTCACGTTCTCGGTATGCTCGGCCAGCGCGGCGTTGCGTGCCCGTATGGTGTTGATGTCGTAGCGGCGCGCGTCGCGGATGCGCAAATCGTCGGCAACGGCGAACCCGTCAGACTCGGCGGCGGCAATAACCTCGGCGACCTGAGCGCGTGCCGTGTTCAAATTCGATGCGCCGAGGTCGGCGTGCCGTGCCAAGGTGCGCAGATGACCGGCGGCGTCGTAGACCACTCCGCGGTCGGCATAGGCCGAGGCTTCTGCTGCGTCGGCGGCGTCTCCGGTCCAATCCGTACCAGTGATACCTGAGACGTAGCCGTCGACGGCGGTCTCGATGTGATCGGCCGCCGTGCGCCAAGCGTCGGCGGATGCGTACAGCTCTGTGACGGCGTTGCGATAGTCGTCGATGCCGGTTCTTGTTAGACCCATCGGACCACCTGCTCAGCGCCGCGGGCGTCGGTGTCGACGTAGGCCGCCGAGGCGTGCTGCAGGCGTGTCGCTTGACTATTGATCCGCCCGCGTAGCGCTGACATGAACTGCTGAATGTCCGCAGACACACACGCGGCGGCGAACACGCTAGCGTGCTCCGCGGCGACAGGTTTCCCGTCGATCACGATGTGTAGCTGGTCGGCCTGTGTCGATAGGCCCCTAGCGGCGCTGTCCAGGCTTGCAGTATCGGTACTAATCTCCCCACTCATGGCGGTCATCGTAGCTGTGCTATAGCGCTGAACCGCGCGGATCGTCCCGCATACAACAACACCCCGCCGTGTTGGCGGGGTGTTGTGAGGGTGTCCATCAGGTGATGGCTGGGTGCCCGGCCAGTGCATCCTTGGCCGCCGCCAGCTCGTCGCGCACAACGTCCAGGAAGTACCCCCTGGCGATCCTGTAGGCCCACTGTGGCCCCTTGGCGTCGAGGGCCTCGGCCACTGCTAGAACCACGGTCGTGTGAAACTCGGCGCTATCCCAGCGGATAGCGATAGCGCGGGCAATGCGGTGCTGGTCGTAGGTCAGCCCAGCCTTGGCAATCTCGGCAAGCTGAGCGCGGGTCTTGGGGGTGAGGATTGCGGTGGTCATTTGGGGCTCCTATCCCGTCGTTGTTGATAGGCATACAGTAACTCACGAGCTGTATGCATGTCAACATGTGCAGTCACGGCTCGACGGGCATCAGGTGCACGCCGTAGCTCACAGCCACCTCGTCGATAGCGAAATCGCCTGCCATGCTGCCGTTGTCGGCCGCCGCGCTGGCGAGCGTCTCAACGTCGGCGCCGAACTCGACGCCGTGCTCGACGAGCTTGCCGAGCATCACGGTGAACGCGCCCTCACGGCTCGCGTGAACCGACTGCCACCCGTCATAGTCGCCGCCCTCGGGGCCTTCGATCGTCAGATCGAGTACCCACACCTCAGACCCGACCGGCGCGGCGCTCACGGGCGCTGCCAACGGCGATCGACCTTGCCGCGGTACTTGCGCACCGTCAGCCGGTTGATACCCATACGCTGCGCGAGGCTCAGCTCGCTGGCGTTGTCCTCGACCGCCAGGCGCACAACAATGCGGGCCGCCGACGTCGCGGCCTCGTACTGCTCTTTCGCCTCGGCCAGCTCCTCGCCGATCGCCTCGGGTAGGTCGGCCTCGTCGCACAGATACCGGCCGACGGCCTCGATCGCCGCGCGCCGAATGTGCGCCTCGTCGGCGCCGGGCCACTCGGCCTCAATCGCCGCGACCTGCTCCTCGTACCGCGGCACGTTCGCCGCCGGGATCGTTCGGCGGGTACCTCCCACACTGACCAACTTGCCTCGCGCCATAGCGGCGGCCTCCTGTTCGGACAGCTTGCGCACTGTCATTACGTCCGTGCTCATTTCGGGCTCCTATCCCGTCGTGCCGTTGTTGCCATGCCAACAATACGGGCCGCCTGTATGCAGGTCAACAATACGACGAAACGCCCCCCGCCGACGGATCGACGAGGGGCGTTCGCAATGTTTGCCGGAAATCGGCGTTTCGGTTGAACGGCGCAGGTCACGGCGGGCACTCGAGCTGTTCGCCGGCAGTTGCTACAGCACGCTGAGCCTCGACACCTCACCGCTGCGCAGCAGGTATGTGAGAGCGCCGCGGCGGGACTCGCCGCCCTGGCGCTCGCGGAACCAATCGCTACCACAGTCGAACGTCGGCGAGCACACGATCGTCTTGGTGGCGTGCATTTCGACGGCGCCGACGTGCCAGTGCCCGTGCTGCAGCACTTGGCAGGCCCCCGCGGGCTGGTTGTGCACCGCCTGCTTGGCGAGCCAGTCGAGGGCCTTGCCCTTGGTCGCCTGGTGTCCGTGCATCACAGTGACCACGGTGTCGCCGACGGGCACCGTCATACTGCCCGACCACGGCTCAGGCACCCGCACCTCGACGTGTCCGTACACGTCGCGGTTGAGCACCATTGCGTCGCGCACCGCGATGGCCGCCTCGGTCGCCCACCCGTCGCCGGGGTTGGTGTTCCACTGCCGGTTGGCCTGGTCGTGGTTGCCGTTCACCACGTCGAGGTACACGGCCGGGGCCGCGCGGAACGTGTCGACGGCCTCAACCATCAGCCGCCGCAACAGCCGGAACTGCTCGGCGATCGTCTCCTGCGTCAGCCAACTGTTCGCGCCCTTCTGCGACACGACGCCCTCGATACAGTCGCCCGGCATCGAGATTTGCACACCGGCGATCCCGACGGACGCCGCCAGCTCGCGGTACTGCCGACCGGCAGCCTCAAGCGACTGCACGAACCGCTCGACGATCTGCTCGGTAGACCCGTCGCGCGACCGCTTGCCGAGCTGCAGGTCGCCAGCCTGAAACACGTACCAGTACGGCGAGGTCGTCGCCGGTTCGATCGTCGGAACCTTGCGGGCGTCGGCGATCAACGCCTCAAGGTCGCCGGGGCCGCCAGGGTCGATCGGCTCGACGCGCAGCTTGTACGACGCCGCCCACCGAAATTCCTGCTCCTCAAGGCGCGGCTTGCCGAACTCGTTAAAGATCGGCTGACCGTCGTCGTCGCGGACATACGGCCGATACGGCACCTGCCAATGCTTCTCGCTCAGAATCTCGACGAGCCGGAACCGCTCAGGGTCGCGGCCCACCTGGCGCAGAATCTCGGCGTACTCGGGTGGCTGGCCCGGCTCCTGGTACACAGTGCCCGTGTCGATCGTGGCACCGCGGTTGTCAAACTCGACCGCGGGCCGGTACTTCTCGTTTGTGGCCGCCGGTGTGGCGAGCCGGTCAGACAGCGACACGTGCGCCCCCTCGGTGATGGTCGTTGATCAGCTCAGAGAACCGCGGGCGTTTGATCGCCAGCGGGTTACTCGGATCGTTGGCGCAGGCCCGCCACAGCGCCGACAGCGACCCGCCAGAGGCGAGCCAGTGGTCGAACGCTGCACGATCGGTCTCGTCGGCCTGGTCGAGCCAGCGGCACACGGCACACTCGCTCGACGGTGCGGGCTGCGGGTCGCCGAGGCGATCAGCGAGGCTCATTCGGCCATCACCTCGTCGGGCGGCGTCGGCATCGCCTCGGAGCGATCGCCCGCGCCCCAACGCATCACGCTGCGGATGAACGCACGGGCCGCGGCGAGCAGCGCCTCGGACTGCACCAGCAGCCTGCGTGTGTGCTCGTGTGCGGTCTGCTCGGCGTCGAGCTTCGTCTCGACCGTATCGACTCGGCCCTCTAGGTTGGTCACCCGTTTGATCAGCGCATCAGTCAGTGCCTTGAAGTTGTCGCGCCGCCGAGACAGCAGCGCGACAACTGAGCCAGACAGGACCGACGACCCGGCGATCATCCCGAGCGTCTCGCCGGTCATCAGGTCAGAAACACTCACTTCACGGCCGCCGCATGTCGTGCGCGAGCATCGTTCTGCCCGCGGGACGCCGGGGTGTTGGAGGCCGCCAGCGCACCGCCGAGCAGGGCGACGATTGCCGCCATGAGGGGCGTCAGGGTCGAATCCTGCGCCCAACCGAAACCGACAATGAACGCTTGCAACGGCGGCAGCAGTCCGTACACCCAGCGTCGGAACCCGTCACGTGTGTTGAAGAACGCGAGCGCCGGGCTCGCCACGGCGAGCACGAGGCCGACAATCAGCTTGGCCTTGTCCTCGCTGGCGATGTTCCACGTGACCATTGCCGTAACGGCGTACGGCGACAGCACGTGAATCTGCAGACGCAAATCCTCCCACGTGCGGATGCCGAGACGCTCGGCGGCGAATTGCCGCACACCTGTCCACACCTGCACTAACATGCCGAGGATTGTCTCGACGACCTTTGCCATTCTCGCCCCCTTATGCCGCCATCGCGCGCATGTGGGCGACGGCGTGCTCGTAGTAGGTGACACCCGGCGACCGCTCGCGCAGGTGGTACTCGATGTGTGGCGCGGTAGCGGGCTTCTGGCCGACGAACACCAGGCCCTTGAGGATCGCCGACACCGCGGCCGGGAACTCGCGCAGCGGACTCCTGAGCATTTCGACGATCTGCTCGACGATGTTGTCTTGCTGCCGCGCGCCGCCGCCCAGCAGCCCGCCGAGGCCGCCGAGAATGCCGCCGAGCTGGCCGCCGCCCGGCATCAGGCCGCCCGCGATGCTGCCGAGGTCGATCGCGCTGCCGAGGTCGATCACGTCACCAATGCCGTTGAACCGCACCAGCTTGAAAATCGCGGTCATGTCCTCGCCAACGTCGTTGTTCGGCACGTTCGCGTAGATGTCGCCGCGGTCGAACTCGTCGACCCAGAAATCGGGCGTGTCGACGATCCGCTTGTCGGAGATTCCTCGGCCGCCGTCGCCGTCCAGCTCGCGGTACGGGTTTCCGAATGTCGCACCGGCCATCAGCTTGTCGCGCAGGTGCCTGAGTCGGCCGGTGCGGAACTCGCCGAGCAGCTCGGAGACGACCCAGCCGCCTTGCGAGTATCCACACACGGCGTACCCGTCGGGCACCTCCCGCGATGGCCGCGCCTCAGCTTCGAGCACCAGGCGCACACCCTCGTCGATGCCGCTCTTAGCCGAGGCGCCCATCGGCCACATTGCCGGGATTCCGTTGGGGCCGTACCGCACTGGCTGGAAGTAGTACAGATCGTCCATGCGCCGCGCGAGGTCGGCCGGGTAGCCGGTCCACTCGTCGGCCTTGGTGCCCGCGGCGGTCAGCAGCATTGGCTTGCTCACAGGGCACCGCCCTTGCGCAGCACGCACTCGCTGCCAGCGAGGCCGCAGGTGCCGTCACCGCCGTTGGCGACGAGGACACAGCCGCCACCGCCCTGCGCACACGCCACCTTGCGGGCCGGGGCCGGGTCGACCTCGACGGGGGCCTCGTGCGCCTGGTCGTAGTGGTCGAGGATGCGCTGCGCGAGCGCCGCGCTCCCCTGCCGGGTGGCGTCGGTCGTCGCGGCCAACTTGCGCAGCCGGGCGATAGCGTCGGGGTCGCCGATACCGGCGAGCACGTACTCGGCAACCAGGTGAATGTTGGCGTCCTGGTTGAGGTCCATGCCAGCCCACGTGTCGACCAGGCCCTCACCCACCGAACGCAACTGGCTGCGGCTCGGGAACTTCTTGCGCAGCTCGCCGGTTTCCGGTGCTGCCAACCAGCGCAGCAGATCGAGCATTTCGCGCTGCTCGGCAGCGGTCAGTGCAGACATGAAATCATCGCCTCCGTTAACGATCTTGAGTAGGTCGGCACCCATCGCCAGGGCGCCGTTGTATCGGGTGCGGCGGTCGTCGATTCCGTTCTGACCGCCGTTGACGTACTGCGTTGCGCGCACCAGATCGCGGGCGTCGGCCGCGTCGTTCATCGGGCGTTGCGTCGTCCAGTACCAGACGACGCCGACGAATCCGTAACGGTCGCCGCGCAATTCGTCGGGGTTGTCGACGAAATAGGTCGGAGTCGGCACGAGGTCCTTGCCGTAGGCCCACTGAGACAGCACCGTGAAGTTGTGCCGCCCGGTGACCTGAATCGGCCCGGCGCCGCGGAACCTGTACCCGTCGCCGGGCTGCGTGTTGCCGAGGTCGGCGCGGCCCTCATAACCCTGCTGCGCGGCCGTCGGCCCCCACAGCTCACTCATGAATTTGAGGCCCACCGACTCGTGCCCAACCTGCGCGCCCCACATAGCGATACGCGGCTCGCTCGTGCACTCGCACTCGTTGAGGCACTGGCGCACCGCAGGCAGCAACGCCTGATACCGAGCGAACGGCAGCGAGCCACCCATCAGCCGCAGCAGAGCGTCGGCCGCCTGCGCGTCGGCGTCGACCGGCGCCTCGGGGCCGTCGGGGTGATCGACGTCGGCGAATGCGTAGCCCTTCGGCGGGATCAGCGATGCGCACTGGTCGAACGAGATCCAATAGCCTTGCGGCTGAAAGCCACTGTCAGCGATCCACACCGCACGCGCGGCCGGGTTGTCGTCGTAGCCCATCGCCGCGACGTAGTGGTACACAGTGCCGCCGCCATAGCGGGGGCTCACGCTGTTCTTGACGCCGCGCGGGTAGTTGCTCGGCGGGGCAACCCAGTTCATCACCACGCCGTAACCGGCGTCGATCGACCTCTTGAGGTTGCGCCACAACGTCTCTCGCTGGTCACCGGTCGGCGGGTCGTTCTCGATGTACACCGACGTGTACCGGGCATCAGGCACCCGCAGGTCGAGAATCCGCTCGATCAGACCCACGTAGTCGGTGCCGCGCACCGTGGTGCCAATCTCGCGGGCGAGGGTCGCCTCGGGCACGACCAGGCCGCGGGAATTGAGCACGATCTGCGTTGCGGCCGGGCCGCACCAGTAACCCGTTTCCTGCGGGACGATCGACCGATCGTAGGGCAGTACCTTTTCCATATTCGGTTGTCTCCGTTCTAAACCGGGCCGTCGTACGTGTGCGTCGGGGTCACGTCAATGACGCCGTTCGCGTTGAGAGTCGCGCCGGGGCTCAGGGCCTTGCCGTACAGAAATGTGCCGTCGGCCTTGCGTACGCCGTAGTGCGTAACCGCCACGCCCGCAGCGACGTTCATCTGCTGTGTGGCGCCGGTCGCCTTGGCCTTGCCGTCGTCTGCGCCGCCCGACACGATCGCCGGGGCGCCCCACGCGAACGTCTTGCGGCCGTACCCGCCGCCGGTAATCTCGCTGGCGCCCGTCTTGCCGGGGTCGCCACTGTGCAGGCTCAGCAGGTTGCCCTGCGCAAGGATCGCGGCGAGGGTGTCGAGCTTGAACTGATCTGCGGAAGCCACAGAACGCTCCTATTCAGTTGTGTTTGCCGACCCGAGGCAGCGCCGCAGGTCAAGCTATGAATCCGGCATTTGGCCGGCGGTTGCTACTGGTATGCGCGGAACCACGCCGCGCCGGGTGCGCCGACACCGCCGGGAGAACCGACGAACGCGCCGCCGTCGCCGCCGCGGCCAGCACCGCCAGGCGAGTTGCCCGCTGTGCCGTTGCCGCTATTGGTCGGGGCGCCGCCGACGTACAGCACGCCCTTGAAAGTGAAATCGCCGGGGCCGTCGCCCGGTTGATGCAGCAGCCCGATCCGCTCGCGGTGCACACCACCCGAGGCGCTCAGCCCTGCCCAGCCCGCAGCCTGCGCTGTGGTGGGGTTACCGTCCGTGGCGATACCGCCGACGACGGCACCGCCGCCCGGCGTGCCGCCTGCCCGCACGGTGCACACGATCGAGGCCAGGGTCAGCGGGATATGCACGCCACGCTCCAACGTGACCGCAGCCCACTTGCCGCCCTCGCCGCCATGCCCGGCGGCCAGGGCTGCAGACCCGCCGTTGCCGCCCGCGCCCGCGCCGACGAGGATCACGTCGACATACCGGCACCAGTACGGGATCAGAAACTCAAACTCGCCGACAGTGGCGAACCGCTGCGCAACCGGCGCCATTGCCGGGAACGCCGCCGAGGCCGACGTGCCGCTCGTCGACGCCGCGGGCGCCACGGCCCGCAGCACCGCGGCGGCCGACGTCGAGCTGACGTTCAGCGCTGCAGCCACCGCCTTGACGACCGCCGATGCCCTGGTCGTGCTCGTGCTGTCCGCGGGGGCCGCGGTGAAATAGTGCTCTCGCGCCGACGCTGACGATCCGCTCGTGCTGGCGGCCGAGGCCGTCATGCGCAGCAGGGCCGCAGCGTCTCCGTGCGAAACGCTCAGTGCTGCAGCCGTTGCGCGGATAGCGAGGGCCGCCTCGGTGGTCGAGACGCTCAGGGCCGCCGCCAGCTCGTGCACGATCGGCCGCCATACCGAGTCGGGCCGCGGGGGCGCCGGTGCGGCGGGCGACGTTGCCCAGCCGCTACCGGCACGCGCTGACGGCTGCGGGTCGGTACCCCATCCCGCCATAGCGCCCCCTCTCAGTCGTCCTCGGATTGCCGGGCGACCAGCCACGCGGAACCTCGGCCGCCTGCCGAACCCGCCCCGTAGGAGAACCCGCCAGCACCGCCGCCGCCCGGCACGCTGCCCGGTGCGTAGGACGCATCGGGGCCGCCGAAATACGTTGCGCCGCGGTACTGGAAGTTCGGCGCACCCATGCCAGCCGATGCCGTGTTCGGGTTGTTGCCGTTGTGCGCCGGGCCGGGGCCGCCGTACTCGCCGCCGGGCGCGGTAGCAATTCCGATAGAACCGTCTGGCTTGCGCCAGGTGAGGACGGTTGGCGATCCCCTGCCGCCAGGGTTGGCGTTGAGGGGTCCACCCACGCCGCCAGGCCCAATGTTGACGGTGATCGTCGTTGCGTCCTCTGCGAAGTCGACGCCGCGCACCAGCGTTACCGCGATCCAGTGCCCACACTCGCCGCCCTGCCCCGTGAGGAAGTTCGCCGAGCTGCCGCCGCCACCGCCGCCACCGCAGGCGATCACGTCAATGTAGTTGGCCCACAGCGGAATTTCGTACGTCTGCTGTCCGGCCTGGTTGAACTCGGTAGCCGTCGGGGGCCGATAGCTCGGCGGCACGTTGCTAATTCCGATCGACACCCACGGCACGACGCCCGTCCATGAGACCAGCTCAGCCGGAATTGTCGCCGGTGACCGCCCGCTAAGCGACGAGCCACGAACCGCACCAAGGTGTTTGGTGTTCGCCGACGGGTGAACCGGAACCCACGAGTTGACGCACCCGGCGATGTTGTATGCCGTCGATCCCTCGACAACGAACTCGACCGCCAACACGTCGCCCGGCTCTACGTCGGTCTGATCGGCGCCCGCGAAAACGTACATCTCCCAGCCGATCGTGGTCTGTAGCTGGTTGCTGATATTCGGCGAGGTGTGCAGGTGAACGAGGTTGCCCTCGGCGTCCATCTTGTACACGTTCACGTAGAAGGCGTCAGGGGTGCCGTAGCCGAGCCACTGCACGAATCCCTTTGCGGACGCTTCACCGCAGCGAATGAATGCCAGCCGGGCGTTTGTCGCGGTGACCGGGATTGTCGGCGCCGTTGTGCCGTAGGCAATATCGGACAGCGGGAACGACACCTCGACGGTATCGGCGAGGCCCCAGTGCGCAGGCTTGTTGCGCCGCTCGCTGAGAATGCCCGCGTGCATTGTCGCCAGATGCACGGCCGTCTGAATGTCGTTCGATGTTTCCTGCGCGGCTTGCGCCAGCGACGAGAACGATTTGCCTTGCCCGGTTTGACGACGGAAGCCCGACCACAGGTAGTCGATCGCCTGCTGAATCGTGTCGCCGATATTCTCGATTCCCTCGATACCGGCGACGACCGCCGGGGGAAGCTGCGGCATGTTGTCGACGTTGACGAGCTGCGAGGCATCGAAAAGGCCGTCGGGTGTCAAGTGCAGCAACCGATTCCACAAGTCCTCGATTGCGCCACCGACGCCGCCCTTGATGCCGTTGAGCATCGCCTGCCATTGGTTTTGGAGGAAGTCGAGGAACTGCTTAGCCGCGGCCTCGGCCGAGTCAAACGCTGCTTTCAGCTCGGCGACCAGGCCCTCGACGGCGGTCTTGGGCAGCAGGTTTGCGCCCAGGCTCGCGCTCAGCTCGTCATACCACACGTTGCCCGCGGTTGCGCCGTCGTTGACGATCAGTCGGACGCGCACGCTGTCGACGCCGGTGTCGGGTACGACGTACTGGCCGCCGATCTTCTGCCACGTCAGTTGCGTGCCGCTGGCGCCATCTAGCGCCTTGATCAGCACGCGCTGCTCGCCAGCGTCGCCGTACTCCATCAGGCCGATACCGATTGACCCGTCGGAGGCAATGAGGCCCGCCCAGCGGACGAATCCCGCAATGTCGAGCTTCTGTTTCGGCTTGACCGGGATCAGGTCAATGCTCAGCAGTTCGGCGATCGTGCCGTCGGCCGTGGTGCGTGCCGACGCTGGCGCCGACTTGTACGTCGCGGTGTCGCGGACCCAGCGACCCGTCTCGTCGTCGATGGCGATTGCGTCGGTAAACGAGCCGTTGGTCAACAGGTTTGGCGACTCCTGCACGATCGAGCCGAGCGGGATCTGTGCCAGCCGCCGCGGGTCGATCAGGCCGAAAATCTGCGCGTTGACCCACGCCGCGAGTGCCTCAAGTGAGGCCAGCGGCGGGCCGACGTAGCCGAAAACCTTTGTCAGTGCCTCGATCAGCTTTGCAGGATCGAGGGCGCTGCCGATCAGGTCGCCAAGGCTGGCGACGAGCGCGGCCGGTGACGATAGGTCAATTCCGGTCAGTGTCTTGAATCCGTCAATCCACTGTTTCCACAGCATCGCCGGGTCGAGCTTGGGCAGGGTGCCGGGGTCGGGCGTCAGGCCAACGAGCGGGTTGCGGTCGATGACGAGCGAGCGGCGATCAAACACGGGAGGCATTTACCGACCTCCTGCCTGCGTGTTACGCCAGGCCGACGCTGCGGTCAGCCACTCGATCGTCTCCGTCGGGATCGAACCCACGCCGGTGAACTCGAACCACGTGTACTCATCGGCGTGCCGCGCCAGGTGCTCGGCGGCCTTCGGTGGCAGATCAGTCCACGGCACCTCACGCTCGGCGTACTCGACGATCGTCAGGCCCATGTTTCCCGCTGCACGCTCGAACGACTCGCGGGCCAGCCACCGCGCGACGTCGAGGTCGACGCCCGGCTCAAGCGGCACGATCGTGCGGTAATTCTTGGTGTACGCCATGTGTCGCTATCCCCCTTGCGGCACAACGAGAATTGCGAGCTGAGCGCCTTTGCCGTTGAACACGTAGACGCCGAACAGGCCATCGTTGTAAAGGTTTACGTTGATCTGCGCGGCCTGACCGGCGGCGACGGTAGCGACGCCGTTGTCGGGGGCCACCGCGGTTGCGGGGTCGCCCGAGGTCGACCAGTGCGGCGAAATCGTCGACCACATCGACGAGTTGCCGAACCCGCGGCCGATCAGTTCGCCGGTCAGCGGGTCGCCGAGGCGCACCTCGACGCCGATCGTCAGCGGGTCGGCGTCCAGCTCAAGGCCAAACGCCTTGATGTGTCCGGTGACGTACGGGGTCCACGCGAAGTCCTGCGCCTCAACTTGGTACTGCAGGATCGGCTGCCGCTGCGCCGGGCCGGTGAAGGACGTAAACGCCGCTTCGGGAACCGAATACAGCCGGGGGTGCTTGGCAGTGAAATCGGACGGCTCCCACTTGGCTTTTACCGAGTTCCACACGAGCGTCTGCCCGTTGGTCGGCGGCTCGCTGTTGTCGTAGTCCGGTGCGCCGGTGATGTTCGTCGACGGGCCAACAGGCCCCTGCGGCGACAGTGCCCGCACCTTGATATGCGGGTTAAGTGAAGTGCCGGAACGGATCACCTCGTCTTTGACGCCGGGGCCGCGCTCCGACATCGGGATCGTCTCGAACTCAAACGAGATTTGAGGTGTGGCGCCGGGAGGCCCAGCCGGGCCGGGCCGCACCATCTGGAATTGGTTGCCGGTCCAGACGTAGACAACAGTGCCGATCCACCAGCCCTTGCCCTTATCGTCCTCGCCTAGCTCGTCTTGCAGCTCGACCAGCTCAGTCGGGGATTCCAGCGCGGGCCACTGCAGATCAACCAGCGGGGCCGGGTCGCCCTTGTCGCCCTTGGGGCCGATCAGAACGTCGGTCGTGATCACGGCCTCGCCGTCGATCATTTCCAGCGTTGCCGACATGCCGCCGGGTGTGTTTCCGTCGCCGACGATGCCGTACCACGTGGCAGACAGGAGGGTCTGAAACAGCGCGACCGCATCGCCCGTCAGCCGGGGCGCAAGCTCGGCCATATGGTGCTCCTTATTCAGTTGTTTGCCGACCCGAGGCTGCACCGCAGGTCAGGGTATAAATCCGACGTTTTGCCGGCGGTTGCTCAGTCGTCGAACGTGATCGACGTTTCGACGTGCCACGGGTTGCGCTCGTCGAGGTCGGCGCCCTGGTCGTCGACGGCCGTCGGCGCCGGGGGCTCGCCGAGCGCCCGGCGTCGAAATTCGGCTTGGGCCGCCGCGGACAGGTGCGGGAGGTCGTCGAGGGTTGCGCCGTCTAGCTCGTCCTCGATCGAGTCGGGGGCGTCGAGCGGCACCCAATCGACCGCATCCTCGACGACGCCGCCCGTCGGTGGCAGGCGCCGCTTCTTGATCACGGCCCGAGCCGGGTCGACGACACAACCAGCGCGCGCCAGGTGAAACGCAATCACCGGCAGGAGAAATCGCACGTCGTACCGTCGACCTCGGCTGTCGACCGGATATGTGAGGGCCTCGGCAATGTCGTACATCGCGTCAACCGTCGAGTTGGCGCCCGGTACGTGTTCCGGCACGTCGGGCAGCGGCGGCAATGTGGGAATTTCCACTAGAACATATCTCCTGATCCGAACAACATGCCAATGGCATTCCAGAACGCTGCGGCCGATCGAGCCACCTGCGCTAGCGGGCTTTCCGATTCCGAGTCACTACCGATAGACAAGTCGAAAGTTTTCGGTGTCGTCTCGTCGTAGTGCAGCCGAATGGCTGATACCTGGTCGGTGTGGAAAATGCGATCTATCTCGAAATTCGCACGCCATCCGAGGTCGAAATCGTAGTACAGCTGGAATTGCCCACCATTACGCACGGACACCTTGAACGCCTGATATGCGCGCGTTTTGTGGTGCCCCTCAGCTAATGTCATAGCCGAGCTGACCGTGTATGCTGAGCCCGAGCCTTGCTCGAAATGTTCCAGGTAGCCATAGGGACCGGAGCGCATCGCACGCACCGGGTCGGTTACCTGAATATAGGCCAGCAAAATATTATCTGCCTGGCCCTGATAAATTTCCTCTAAACCTGAGCTGCCGGGTTGCTGATATGCACCAGCGGGGCCAGCTTGGATAATTGCGGAAATTTGAGAAAGGGCGTACTTAATGGCAAATGTCTGAACTTGATTTACCCAGCCAGGGCTACGACCGCCGGTGAGTATTTTCTGCGCCTTTGCACGAAACATGCTGTGCTCAGACGAGATAATCGACGAATACTCACCGTCTCGAAATGTAATATCCGGCGGCGCCGGGGCGACTCCCAGCAGCTTGCGGATAAACGGATCGTCTACGCCGTCGCCGTCGCGGTCGACGTGCACCAGCGTGCTGAGAATGTTGTCGGCCGACACTGCGATGAGGTCGAGCACGCCGTCGAGCGCCGTGCCGGTGACTCCGGTCGTGCCGCTCATGTCCTCGACTGCCAGCACGATGCAGTTGCGCGTCGGCCTGGCGAGCTTCTCGCCGACGATCGCCGCCAGCTCGGGGTGCGGACTGTCCTCGTCCTCTTCCAGCCAGCAGTACGCGCGAACGTGACAACCGGCGTACTTGAGCAGTGCGTCGCACACGTCGTGCGCGTTCGACCACCTCGACATGAGCACGCTTGTGCGCGACCGATCGAATAGCGGATTGACGAACTGCATTTGAAGCGGCCAGTTCAGCGGGTTGAGGTTGGCGAGATTGGACGCCTGCCCGATCCACGCGCCGGGATTCATCACCTGCGAAGGCAGCGCCAGCAAGGGCCAGTAGTTGCGCGCCAGGTTGATGAAACCCGTTGTGCTCACGATCGTTCGCGTGTTGCCCGGCAGCAGCCAGGCGCGCATAGGCTGCACCTCGGGGAGGCTGAAAGGCGTCGCCCCGAACAGCAGGTGTTTCCAGTGCTCGCGGTTGTGCGCGCACTCCAATGTGACTGTGCGCTGCCCGTTCTCGTTGCGGGCAACCCGCACGTTGGTGACCTTGGCGTGCCACCGCCGCCGCCAGTTGCGCCGGTGCGGGTACGGGTCGATCGTGACGTGCAGATCCTCCTCGCGGCGCACGTCGGTACGCATGAACTCGACGAGCCAGTCGTCGCCGCGCAGCAAAATGTCGCCCTGCCCGGTGTCGTGCAGCATTTCCTCGGCGTCGACCGACTTCTCAGCCGCCACGGTGCCGATGTACTTAAATGCCTTGTCCCACAGCCGAATGAGGGGCTTCTCGCGCGCCTCGGCGTCGATCAGATCGCGCTTGAGGTCGAGATACCGAAACGCCTCGATCGGATTCCTGACGGGATCAGGGACGCCGTTAGCGCCGCACGCTGGTGGCACCCACAGCTTGCGGCCATTCTGTACATACATCTATGACCACGCCATCCGGTAGTGCTGCGGCATGACGCACGTAATCGACCCGTACGGGTTGTCGTGCCGCACTTTGATATTGGCGACCTCGCGCGGCGGAATCTTGCCGTCGAACCCGATGCCGCCGGGGATGCGTCGCTGCGCCGGGAGACGCGCGGCCGTCACGTCGTGCAGCAGCAGCTCAAGCAACTGCGACCCGCGCAGATACTTGTAGAGCTGCCCGTCAACCGGGTCTTTCTCGGTTGTGATCGTGCGCTTAGTCGGATCGGTATCGACGAGCATGTACTCGCCGTCGGTCTCGTAGAACTTGGGCAGCTTGATCATTTGCCCGTCGTTGCCGTCTTGAATCCACGCCTGCCCGTGCCCCTTAACGAGGTACTTCGGCCACGACTCCCAGGTGCCGCGGTTCGGGCACTGGATAATCCCCTGCGCCACACCGTCGTTCGCTACGACATTCTCGAGGTCGGACAGCCACGCCTTGCTCAGCGTGCGCTTGGCGTAGAACGGCCAGGGGGCGTGCAGCACGATGTTGTACTGCTGAGAGTTGTTGTCGTGCGCCGTCGGGTCGATCTTGAGAGACGTTTTCGACGCCTCGGCCAGGATCACAGCCAGCCACCGCCAGCCGTGCGTGCGGGTGAACGACCCGAGGAAACCGGGCTGCGTCTCCGAAAGAGACGACCACCACGAGTCCTCAATCAGCCGGTACGAGAACGGATTAGGCTCCTCGACCCGCTCGGCGTTGCCGTTGGGCTGGATGACGACGCCGAGGCTGATCGTCCGTTTCTTGTAGTTGATCCGCTCAGGCTTGGCGCCGATCGTGTAAGCACCCTCGCTGTAGAGAATTTCAAACTCGGGCTGCATAACGCCCTCAAGCTCCTTGGCCAGCACGACGCCCTCACGGCCCCGCATTGGCCCGGCGAGGTGCCAAACCTTGTTGTTGCTCGGGTGGATATAGACCCACTTCGTCTGCGTTGACCGCAGGTACTCGCCGTTGCGCCCGAGGTCGCCCCAGTGCGACATGCGCCGCCAGCTCGGGTGCGCCGGATTCTCGGCGCCGTACAGCGGGCGCCCGTAGGCGTCATCCGTGTACTTCGGCGGGTCGAGATAGAAATCGTCATGGATGCCGCCCAAAGTCACGGCTCACTCACCCCGCTATTCAGTTGTGAAAGTTCGTTAGCTGGCACGACGAGCCGCCGCAGGTCAGAGACCCGATCGGCGGCTCGCCGGCAGTTAGCTACCTACTTGACGTTTGAGCTGCCGCTGTAGCGCGAGCGCGCGTTCAGCTCGGTACGGAACTCGGTTCGCAGGGCTTGCGGGTCCATGCCCACGGGGCCGTTGAAATTCACGTCTCCCGCGGGGCCGGGTGCTGCTCCCCCGCCTTGCCCGTGCTGCGTTGCGTCCGGTGCGAATGCGCTCATCGCGTTGGCGACGCCCTCGGCGATCGAGGGGCCGCCGCCTGCCACTGCCGGGTTGAACTGACCGGGCGCCAGCGCAGGGCTGCCGCTCTGAGGTGTCCATCCGGCCGCAGGATCGCCCACAGCGCCCGGAAGCGCCGCCATGAGGCCATCGAGCCCGACCGCCTGGCCTACGCCGTCAGCGAAGCCACCAGGGCTTGTCGCGGCGCCGGTGCCGTTGGCGAGCAGGCCGCCCGCGTAGTTCACCCCCGCCATGAGCGACTTAACCGTCGGCCACTCAAGCGGATTGCTGAACAGCGACCCGTCGAGACCGATCGACTCAAGCGCCCCCGATACGAACGTCTTGCCAAAGTCAGCACCAGACAGGCCGTCGCCACTCGACGACGACGACGAGCCCTCTTTGAACTTGCCCTTAGTGCGCAGTTCGGCGTCGGCGTTCTCAGCGTCGGTCACCTTGTCGTGCGCCTTGGCCTGCCGCTCCTTGGCGTCGGCCAGCTCGCGGTTGGCGACGTCGAGCGAGTGCTGAGCATCGTCGACGCCCTTGCCCTTGCCCTTGGCCTCGTCGAGCCGCGTCTGCGCCTTGTCGCGCCGATAGGTGGCGTCGTCGACGGCCTGATTGGCGTTCTTGGCAGACGTGCGGGCAGTGTCGACCTTGCGCGACGACGCGCTCAACTGCGAGCTTGTCGCCGCGGTGTAGGTACCGGCGCCGCGAGCCGAGGTGCTCGACCCGATCGTCGGCGCCCCGCCGTCGAGGCCCGTAAACGCCTCGGGTGGCAAGTGCATACGGCTCGTGAACTCAGAATCAGCCGCTCCCGCCGCCGAGCCACCAAACTGCCCGTTGCCGCGTGCGCCGCCCATTTCAAAGTTCGTGCCATCCGGCAGCGTTGCCGCCGTGTGACCGCCGCCAGGGCCGCCGTTGTACCAGCCGATTTGCAGCGAGCCCGACGGGCCAAGGCCCGGCTTGAACCCGCGCTTAGCCAGTTCGTCACCCTCAGATGCAGTCGCAAACCGCGAGCCGAACGGGGCCAGGCCAGTTGCGTAATTGGCGATCGCCGAGACAGCACCGGAGCAGTCGCCCCAGTTGGTGCCGCCCCACACGTACGGCTTGCCCTCGACGCCACGCGCGAAATCGACTAGCTCGTCGGCCGACACGAGGCCGCCGTCGGCGAACCGCGGCAGCAGCTTGCCCAGTACGTCACTCAGCGGCATACCGGCGTTGAGCGCCTGCAGCAGCGGGAGGTATTGAGCGGTCGTGCGGGCGTTGGTGACGAACTCGCCGTTAGCCACGCGGACCATTGCCGGGAACCCGAGAATGCTGTCGCTCGTGCCGGTACCGGGGCCGTTGATCTGGCCGCCGTTGGCGTACCGTGCCATTCCGCCCTCGATGTAGCCGCCGCTGGCAGCGCCGTCCAGGCCGAATGCCCGCAGCACTGTGCCGCCCGCACCCTTGAGGGCGTCCGCAACGGTGCCGATGCCGCCCACGATCTTGTCCCAGATTCCGCCAATGGCCGACCACACCGACGTAACAACGTCTTTCACGGCGTTGAACGCGGATACGATGCCGTCCTTGAACGCGCCTACCTTGGTGCCGATCGTGTCGAGCACCGTTGTGAACGCATCCCAGACGACTTTTGCGCCCTTCCAGAATGTTTCGACGGCGCCCTTGATGCCCTCGAATGCGGGCACCGCGACGTTCTGCCATAGCCAGGTGAGCTTTTCGCCGAGCCAGTCGAACGCGACCTTGAGCCAGTCCCAAACTACGACCGCCGTCGTCTTAATCCCGGTCCAAATCTTGTCCCAGAGCTTGCGGCCGGTCTCCGTCTTGGTGAAGAACGCCCACAATGCGACGCCGATAGCGACCACCGCGGCGATCACGAGGCCGATCGGGTTTGCGGTCAGGGCCGCATTCCAAAGCCATTGCGCGGCTGCGGCTGCGCGACTGGCGACGGCCGAGGCCATCGCTGCGATACGCGAGCGAACCGAGGTCGCGGCGTTGGTGTTCTGCGCGACCGTGTTTGTGCTCTGAGCGCCAGTGTTCGCCACCAGAGCGGCCGTGTGCTGCGTCATCGCGGCGGCGAGTTGCCGCTGCGCTTGCGCCTGCAGGAGAATGACCGGGCTGCGAATCAGGTTGAACGTCGCCGTGTACGCCTGCATGAACGGTGCAGCCGCCGCTGTCGCAGCGCGCACCGCCAGGAACGCCACAGCGAGACCGCCGATAACCGGCACTGCCCACGAGGCGTTATCTGCAACGAATTTCAGCGCACCGGCGAGCAGGTTCAGCGCAGGCGTGAGGACACCGCTAAGTGTCGCCGGTCCAATCTCGGCGATCGTCCGGCCGAACTGCGCGAATGCCGATCCGACGCCTTGCAGCGCCGGGCCAGCCTGCTGCAGCGCCGGGCCGAGCTTGCCGACAGAATCCGAAATCGACTGCAGCGCATCGCCTCGACCCTCGCCTGTACGCAACGCCTGCACGCGGTCGACCAAGCGGCCCATCCAGTCGATGACGTTCTGAATGCCGCCGTTGTCGAGCCACGCCGTGATCTTGTTGCCGAGGTCAGTTGCCCACGGCCCAATGATCGCCGTCAACTGCGCGGTGTACGGCTTGATCGCCGCGGTTATCTTGTTGAAAGCTCCTGTGAAAGCGGTAGTTAACGGCGACACGGCCGCGAAGATCGGCCCGGCCAGCTCAGCGCCGAAACGCGAGTAGGCCGCCTTGAGGTTGGACAACTGGCCGCGGATACTGCCGCCCATTTCCTGAGCGGCGCCGCCGATACGCTCGGCAACCACCTTCTGGAATGTCGCGGCGTCGACCTTGCCCTCGCTGACCATCTTCGAGAGCGCCTCGCCGGTAACGCCGTATTCCTCTTGCAGCCAAGTGAATATCGGCAGGCCGCGGTCAGAAAGCATGTTCAGGTCGCCAGTGAACGCCTTGCCGGAGGTCTGCACCTTGTTGAAGATTGCGCCCATATCGGCCATTGACGTGCCCGCGATAGCCGCGGTGTCGGCGACGCTTTTCAGGTAGCCGGTCAACCGCTCGCCCGGCTCGATACCGGCGGCCACCGCGGACGCTGCTGTGGTGGCGGCCTCGTCGAGCCCGAACGCCGTCTTGTCGACGGCGGCCAGGGCGTTGTCCATAATGTTCTGGACCTTTTGCGTGTCGTTGCCGAGGCCCTGCAGCTTGAACTTGGCATCGTCGATCGCTGTCAACCGGCTCATACCGGCGTGCAATGCGCCAGCGATACCCGCGGCGGCGACCGTGCCGCCGACAACCGCGGTCGCCTTGAGGCCGGTCGCAATCATGCTTCCGACGTTGCGGCCCAGGTTCATTGCGCCGCTTGTGAGGTTCGACGCGAGCTGCGACCCGAGGCCACGGCCGACGTCGGCCGACTGCAGGCCCGCGTTAATCTCGCTGCCTGCTTGCTGCCCTACCGAACGAGCGCCGTCGGCCCGCAGGAACCGGCCAATGCCAGCACCGCGGGCCGACTGCTCGATCCCGTCCTGCATGTCGCGCCCGACCCGGCGGCCCGCCTCAGCGGCGCCGCGGGTGTCGAGTTTGGGCTGCAGGGTCAGATCCTTCTCGGCGCCCTTCATTGCCGTTCGGATACCGGGAACGAGCTTGCTCGTCTCAGGCAGAACTGTGAGGTAGTACGTTGCGGACATTTACGCCCCCTTGCTCTTGCCCTTTTTTCGTTCACGCCAACGCTTTTCGCGTTCTGCGCGCATTTCTAGGAACTTGCCGACCGTTGTCTTGGTCGCCACAGTGGAGCCCACTTGGACGTAATCGCCGCTGTCGTCGTCCTTCTCGCCATCGCCGGGGCGCGGGAACAACTCGGGCACGTGTCGCGGGTTGGGCTTTGTCGCATCCTCGGTGCGCTGCCACAGGCCGACCCGCAGCGCGTCGATGACGTGCGCGAGCAGGTAATCGGTTGTATTCCAGCCCTTTTCAAAGGCATGGAATATTGCCGACCCTGGCGGCGAGGCAAAGATGAATGCGTAAAGGTCGTCCCACGACAGCGTGCCGTCGTCGTACTCGCGCCCGGCGAGGATCAAGTCACGCCGTATTGCGTCCTCTACCTGGCGCGCCGCCGCGCAGACCTGCGCGATTTTCCCTCGATCAGCCCGCCATCGCGGCCCCACCGCTCCACGAAGTCATCCCACGGCTTCTGCTGCAGGCTGTCGAGGATTTCGAGGGCACGGTCGCTGGCGTGCATTTCGATCAGAGCGAACGTGCGCTCAAGGTCGGACAGGTGCGCGTGCTGGCGAATCCAGCCGGGAGGCGGCTTGCGCAGGCACCGCTTGACGGCGATCGTTGCGCCCTCGGGGAACTCGGCGACGCCGTAATCGGCGTCGAAGTCGTCAGCGTCGAACTTGCCGACGAACAGCTCGGTGCCCTCGTCGTAGTCCTCGGCCCACGCCTCGGCGATGCTGGCCTGCTCGTCCTCGGGGGCCTCGACAGCCGCGGGGGCCTCGTCGACGTCGGTCAGGTCGTCGTTGGTCTTGGTCTTGGTTGCCATGCTGGTATTGCCTCTCTGGTGTGTTTCCTGGTGTGTCCCTGGTGTTTTGGGTAGGGCGAGAGAGCACCCCGCGCGCCACCAGGAAAACGCGCGGGGTGCTGGTCTATCGGGGTCAGCGACTAGGCGGCGATAACCTGCCCGTCGTCGCTGTACTGGATGACGTGATTGCCGTCGGTGCCCTTAAGCACCTTGAACGTCGGCTCGAACGCCATCGGGGCGTTGTGCACGAGCTTGATGTCGGCCAGGCCGGAAAGCTGCGCGATCTGCGCGACCTGCCGAATGATCTTGTCCTCGTAGACCGAATCGAGCACCAGGCTGCACCGCTTGGGCAGCTTGGAGTTGATCAGCACCTTCATGCGGGCGCCGTGCGCCTCGGTCGCCGCGGCAGTGGACACGTTGCCCGCGCCGAAGATCGCCGCATTGACCTCGGGCGACAGCACCTGAAACAGGCTCATGCTGTACTCGATCGAGAACTTGTCTCGCAGCGCCCCGATTTCGTCGCCGCCCCATACCTCAATCGGTGTGGTCTGGCTGTCGATCTTGACGGTAACGCCGTCAGCCGACACGAAACCCAGGTTCTTGAATGCGTCCGCGAGGGGCTCGTCGACGTCGGTCGGCAGTGCAGTGCCGAACGGTGCGAACCACAGGCCGCCAACGGTTTCCAGGTCCGACGGCGACGCTGCGAACACCTTGGTGGCGTCGCCCAGCGCCGAGGGAGTGGGCTGCGTCATTGTTGTCTCCGTTCATCTATTCAGTTGTGTTTGCTGCCGAATGCGGGCAGCGCGAATCGCCGCACGTCAAGCGCGGTTCTCGAGGTTGGCCGGCGTCGGCCGGTGGGTTAGCTGCGCTCGGGGCGCAGGCCGATCGTCCAGAACACTGCCGACTGGTAGCCGGGCAGCGGTACGCGCCGGTCGTCGAACTCGGCAGGCCCGTATTCGTGTGTGGCGCCGGTGATCCACACCTCGCCCTCGTCGGGCACAACGACCTTGCGGTGCACGGCGTGCAGCAGCAGCCGGTGCAGCAGGTCGGCGTTGCGCTCCAACCGCACGAGGTCGCTGTCGTAGACGCGCACCCGAATGAGGCTGTGCTGCAGGAACACCTCGGTACTCGTGCCGGGCCGTGACAGGATCGCGTACGACGTCGGCGAGCCCTCGGGCACCGTCTGCTGCTCGACGGGGAGCGGGTTGCCGCGAGCGGCCAGCTCGTCGAGCAGGTACCGGCGGGCGGCCGTCAGCGGGCCGACTGGCGGAACGAGTACCGTCACCGCGGCCCCGATTCTGCAGACACCTGCATGAGCGGCGCTATGTCGTTCTCGACGCCGATCGCTGCGCCCTCAGCTCGGACGTAGACGCGCACACGGTCGCGGCCGTGCACGGTCTCGGTCACGTAATCGTCACCGGCGCCGGGCGTGTGGGCGTTGGCCTTGGCCGCTGCCTTGCCGCGCAGCTTGTCGCCGAGCTTCTCGCACGCCTTGGTGAGGTCGGGCAGGTTGCGGATCTTGCGGTGATCGTCGATCGGCAGATCAAGCGGACGGTATGGCACGTTTCTCCACCTTTCGCAGTGTCACGATGTAGCCGGGCCGGAACCCGAACGGGCCGCTGTTGTAGTCGTCGACGTCGCCGTGCACCTTGAACTCACGGCCGCGCCAGTCCTTGACCAGATCGCCGTGCGCCCAATCGCTTTCGGGTGTCGTCATGGTGTACTCGACGACGACCTGATCGGAGTTGGCCGCCGCGGTACCAGGCTCGTTGACGCGCTTGCGCAGGCTCGACACCCTGCGGGGCCGAGTGCGTGGCTCTGTCTTGGCCTGGCCCGCGGCGTTCTCGCCGACCTTGACGTACGTCGTGTGCTGCACCTCAAACGGGGTCGGCAGCATCACGGGTACCTCTCGCTGCTCATGGGAACCGAGACGGCGCTGCACTTCCAGGGCCGCAGGCGTGTCTTGTGTGCGGCTGTCAGGTAGCAGCCCGGCGAACCGGCGCCGGGTGTGAACTTCACGCCGAACCCGTCAGCTTGCAGGCTCTCCGTCTCCGGTAGCAGCTCCGTCGGCTTCGTGAGTGCTGTCGCCACCACCGAGGCCGTCACCCTCGTGATCGTGGGCGGCGTCGGTGTCGGCACCTCCCCCGGCCACAGGTGCCCCGTCACCAGGTCGGCCGCCTCCTGCAGCAGGTCGGTTACGTCCGCTTCCGCCAGACTTTCCGCCAGCTCGGGCTTTCGCATTGCCCGCAGGGCGGCCTTTACGTCGTCCAGACTTGCCAGCATCGGCCACCCCCTCGTATTCGGTCCAGTTCGGGTTACCCTCGACGACGGCGGCCAGCAGGGTGCCCGGAGACACCCCGATGACCGCCCCCGTCAGGGAATGGCGATACCGCACTACTCGCCCGAGGGCGGCGTCACGTCAGGGGTGACAACGCCAACCGGAGTCTTGTTCTCGCCCATCGACGTTGCCGACACACCCAGCACGTACGCGAACCGTGCCTTGAGGCGCAGCGCCACCATGTCGCGCTCAGCGAGGTTGATCTGATTGTCGCCGGTGCCGAGGGTGGCCTGATCCAGGAACTTCACGGTGATGTCCTGGCGCACACCGATCTTGACGCGCGAGGAGTCGGCGACGAAGGCCACCGCGGACTCAGGCGACCACGCACCGTTGCGGTTGAAATGGGTATTGAAGCCCAGGAACGAACCGTCACGGAACGCGAGGTTTCCGTCGGCGTCGCGGACGTTGGCGACCTGGTAGCGCAGCGCCAGGCTCGACAGCAGGGTGTCGGGAGCCCAACCGGCGAGGGCGACCAGCTCGGCGACCTTGTTGGAGGCGCCCACGAGGTCGTACTCGTTGGCGACACCGGAAACGTGGGCGAGGGCCTGCCCGGCGTCGGTGGCGGCCTTGAGCAGCGCCGGGGAGACCCACGAGGCGGGCTTGTCGATGCCGAACATGACGGCCTGGTCGAGCTTCTTGCCGATCGCCTGGCCGCCCGTCTCGGCGACCTCGGTCAGCAATTCGACAGTGGCGTCGTCGATCACGGCCTCGGGCACCGGAATGATCACGGCGACCTCTTCGGCAACCAGCGTGCGGTTGGCCCAGGTGACCTTGCTCGTCTTGATGACGCCCTCGGGGTCGGTGGCGGATTCGCCGACCCAATCGGCCTCGGGCAGGGTCGCCAGCACCGGCAGGTGCGTGGTCTTGGTGCCCATGTTGACGTTCTGGAATGCCGACAGCACGGTGCTGCCCTGCTTCGCGGCGGCCAGCAGCGAGTGGCTGTAACCCTCTTCGATCAGGGTTGCGACCTCGGCGCGGGAAATGTCAGCCATTACGGCCTCTCTCTCTATTCAGTTGTGTTGATCAACCGCCGAGGTCGGTCCTCGTGCGGAAGTGTTGAGAAGTGGGGTGCTACTTGCCGGAACGCAAGCGCCGCAACGCTTCTACGGCACGCACCTTCGGATCGTCCGTACCGCCGTCGGCGCCGGTGGCACCGCTCTTGAACCCGCCGCCGCTACCGGCCGGGTTGCGCTTCTGCTTCGGGGCCTCGGGCGGCTTGGGGGCGTTCTCGTCGCGCCAGGCGATCAGCGCGTCAGCCGAGGCGATCAGCTCGGCCTCGGTCTTGCCGGTCAGTGACGCGACGGGCACGACCTTGCCGGGCCGGTTGGCGACCTTTTCGCGCATCGAGGTGAACTCGGCCTTTTCGGCGCGCTTTTCGGCCTCGGCGGCACGGTCGAGTGCCTTCTGCAGCTCGGTCTTTTCGCCGTCCTTGATCGTCTGCAGCTCGGTGGCGGCAGTCTGCAGCGGGGCGATCATCGCGTCGACCTCGGCCTGCGTGTACGTCTTGGGGGCGTCGACCTTGGGGGCATCGTCGACGGCCGGGGCGGCAGCCTTGGGGGCCTCGCCGCCTTCGGTGCCTTCGGTGCCTTCGGTCGGGTTGATATCGGACATTTGGTGTTTCTCCTATTCAGTTGTGGGTCGTGCGTCAGTTCTTTTGCGCGTCGAGATACGCGCGCAGCGCGGGTGATTGCATGAGCCGGGCGGCGAGCATCTGGCGATAACCCCTGCGCCACAGTCGCGCGGGGGCGCCGGTGCCCTCGTACGGGTTGACGTCGCCGACGGCCGCCGCGCGCCCCGCTCGGTACGCGGCGACCAGTTCGTCGCGGGTCATTGCAGAAAGTCCGACGTCATGGCGTTGCGCCAGTTGCCGCTACCAGAAAGCACCGCCTCCTTGAGTCCAGCGCGAGTGATGCGGCCGTGCTGGTCGAACCACTCGGCCATCTCCTCTGACATGTACTTGCGGGCCGTTGTCTCGTTGAGAGTCCACAGCTTTCGCGGATCGACATTCTTGCCGTCGGGGCCGTAGCGCCGTTTGAGCATCTGCCCGCGGGTCGCGTCCTCGGCGGCGAAATACGCCTCCGTGATGCGCTCCTCGAACACCCAGCCGAGCAGCTCGTCGAACGATCGGCCCTCATGCCCGGCAGCGCGAGCCTCAGCCATGAAGTCGCGGCGCCGAATGAACTCGACCGACAGGCCGAACGCTTCCGATTCAGCCTCGGCCGGATCCCAACCCTGCTCGATCAGCTCAAGCAGTCGGTCGGTCTTGGCCTCGGTTTCGGCTTGCTTCGCAGCAGCTTTCGCTGCAGCGCGTTCGGCGGCCTTCTTTTCGGCCGCTTCGAGCTTCTCCATTTCGGCGGTCAGTGCCTCGATCGCTGCGTCGTCGCCAGCCTCGACAGCCGCCTGAAACTCGGCCTCTACGTCGTCGAACGTCCGCTTGGCGGGCTTCGGCTTCGGTGCTGGCGCCGGGGCCTCGACGACCTCGACGTCGAGCGGGGCGACTGACGGGCGTTCGGGTGCCGCCTCAAGTGCTTTCATCGGCGGGCGGCCGTCGAGCGCCTGGCGGGCCGCGGGTCCGTCCAGTGGCTTGAGGCCGATCCGTTCGGCAATCGCCGGGACTGGCTCGCCACCGCCGAGCACACGAGCGCCTGGCACGTCGAGCCGTTCAGACATGACGGGCACCGGCACGCGAGGCGCCTCGGGCACCTTGAACAGATCGCCAACCATGCGGCCGAGGTCGTCGGCCGCCTGGCGGGCAGCCTTGCGAACGTCCTCACCGGCGGAACCGGCCACCGCGTCGATCAGTCCGCGCACCGCACGAGCGACGTCCTGCAGTTCGTCGACGGCCTGGCTGGCGTCACCGGCAGCCCCGGCGATGGTTTGCGCCAGCTCTTGCGCGTCGGCGATCGGCTTGCGCAGCAGGTCCGGTATTTCACGGACGCCCCGTGCGATGCCCTGCGTTGCGTCGACAGCACCCTTGGCGCGGTCGACGAGCGCGCGGCCGTCGTCGGCGATGTGCCGTGCGGTGTCGGCCGCTGCACCGATCTGCTCGGACAGGTCCGACAGGCTGCGCACGGTGCGGGCATCGCGCACCGTGTCGTGCACAGCGACGCGCGTATCCGTGAACAGCGTGCGCACACCGGCGGCGACGAGGCCCACCTCGTCGATCACGCTGCGCACCTCGTCGGCGATCTGCTTCGCGCCGTGCGCCACCTGCACCGTGCTGTCGATGGCTTGTGCGGCAATGTCCGCAGCCTGACGCGCACCGCCGGTGACCTGCGCTGCGCCGCCGAGCGCTTTGTCGGCAGCGTCGACCACACGCTTGACGTCGCGCACGACCGGCACGGCACCGCCGAGCACCTTGTCGGCGACGTCGGTAACGAGCTTGACCCGTTGCGTGATGTGCGCCGCGGTGCCGACAACCTCGTCAGCTCGGGTGATCACCTGCTGCGCAGTGAGCACCTGCTCGTGCGCGATTGCGCCGTACGCTGCAGCGCGGTCGTTGCCGGTGTCGACGAGGTGCTGTGCAGTGCGCACCGTTTCGCGCGGTGTGCTGCGCACGTCCTCGATCGGCTGCGCGGCCTTGCGGGGCCTGCCGGGCTTGCGTTTGGGCTTGCCGAGGCGCTCGTCGGCGCGGGCTTCCATCAGCCGGGCGATCTGCCACTCGCTGCGCAGGGCACCGTCGGGGCCGACGCTCACGGCGTCGTAGTCGGCGAGCCAGTCATTCACGTATTCGGGCGGCGTGTAGCCACCGCTGCGCACCGGCACGGCCAGGCACTTGCAGTGATCGTGGCCGCGGATATCGACCGTGTGCGCGTTGCGCTCAGCCGTCGCCCGGCTGGTGTACAGGCCGGGGGCGCCGCGGCGTTCGGTCGTCAGGGCGCGGGTGGCGAGCATCCGGCAGAACCCGCAGGCGTTCGCCGAGGCGTAGCGCGTCCACTTGACGCCCTCGCGGATCGCGTTGTCGCGCACCGTGCGGCGGGACGAGTCGAACACTGACCGGGTGGCAGTGCCGCGTAGCGCCAGGCCAGGGTTGCGTTGCATCAGCGCCCAGCGGCCCGACGCCGCGAGCTGGCGGCGATCCGGCAGTGCGGCAGGCTCAGGCAGGAAGTCCTTTGCCGGGGCGAGGGCTTTTGTGCCTGCGACCTGCGCGCCAACCAGTTTGGCCGGCGTTTGCTCGCTGTACCACTGCGTCGTCAGCTCCCCCGACGCCGACAGGAACGGGTCGAGCAGCGCCGGGTAGACGTCGCTGATCACGGCGAGGCCCTCGGATCGCGTGAGGCCGCCAAGGCGTGGCATCAGCCGGTCGACGGCGCCGCCTGCCTCATCACTGAGACGGGCGAGCGCCCCCTGAAACTGCGGTACCGCCTTCGGCTCCGTCACCCTCGCCCCCTCCGCTGTCGGCGCTGGCGAGCGCCTGGTCGACTGGCGGGGCGTCGGGCAGCGACACCTCGGGGGCGGCGAGCAGCCTGTCGACGAGCGCCTGAGTGCCGCCGCTGCGCATGGCTTCTTTGATCGCCTGAATGAGTTGCTGCGTCATGCCGGGCACGAGCGGCAGCAGGTACTCGATCGGCACACCGGCCTGCGAGAGCTTCACAATCCCGTCGACGACGGCGCCGAACGAACGGGCCTCGGTGTCACGCCAAATAACCTCGGCGGTCATATCGGGGCTCGTGCCCTCGTCGCTGTCCATTTCGACGGCCAGGCGCAAAACCTGCTCCCAGGACTCGCCGAAACTCTCGCGCTTGGTGGCGAGCTTCAACTGCTCGCGGTGCTCGGCCGCCGCCAGGGCGTCGGCGCTGATATTGACGAGCTTGACCTGTGACGGGTTGATCTGCGCTTCCATCACGACGTGCTGCACCATCTCGTCGAGCACGGCGTTATACGGCTCGACCGAGGCTGGCGGGAACGCCTGCGCCTTGACGTCGGGATCGTCAAACGTCCAGACGCGCAACGCCGATGCCTTGAGTACCTCGTTTTTGCTGCCGGTCCATCCGCTGATCACGCGCTGCGGGTTGGCGCCGAACCGGCTCACGATCAGCCGGTCGAAGTTCACACAGTTGATCGCCTTCTGCATACCGATGTGCGGCTCAACCTCGCCGACGATCATGTCGTCGGCGTCGCGGTCGTTGACGAAACGCACGACCGGACAGACAGGCTTACCGTCCTCGGTGCCGTAGTGCGGGATGATGTCCTCGACGTCGCGCAGCGTGACGGGCTTCGTCGCAACCTCGGGCTGGCCGGTCGACGTGAGCGGCAGCTCGCCGAGGTCAAGCTCGTACATGTACCGCTCGTCGTACAGAACGCCCTTGCGCCGGGGCTTGGCGTCCTTCGTGGTGACCCACGTTTCAAGCGCGTACTGCGGCCAGTCGTCGAGCACCGCGTCGTCGTACACGGCGATGAGCTGCCGCGGTGAGCGGCAACGGATCTCAGGCTTGCGGCCGTCGACGCCCGGCGTCACAACCACATACGAGGCGCCGTATTTGACGGCCGGGCGATGCACCTCGGCCTGCCGGGCGTCCATCTTGTTCGCCTGCCAGATGCGCCACGCCGGAGAGTTCTCGGGCGCCGTGAGCGAGCGGTAGCCAACCACGCTGAGCGACTGCGCGAACGAGTTGCAGATCAACCGCAGCACGTTCTTAATCGACAGCTTGGCGAGTTCTTTCACCTCCTCGCTCGCCTCGTCGGGCACGCTCGGCACGCCACGCTCACCCTTGGTGTATCCGTGGATGCGGTCGAGCGAATGACGGTCGCCGAGGTGCAGCGCGTACATGCGCTGCACCAGCGCGCCGATCTTGTCGGCGTCGAGCGCGTCAGCGGGCCAGTCGATTTCGCCGGGCTCGTCGAGCTGGCTGTCGTCGTCATAGGCAGCGGGAATCACACGGCCCCCTCTCATACGAACATCGCGCCGCCGCTGCGCTTCGGGGCGTCGAGCGCACCAAGCAGGGCCAGCGTCACGGCAACTAGCGGGTGGATTACGCACGTCGGGTCTCGCCGGTCCCAGCCCCAGCCGCCCGCGTCGCGGATCGGCCGCTGCTTGGCGCCCTTGAGCGCCTCGGTGACGTCGACCTGATCGCCGTGCGTGAGGGTGTCGCCCTCGGCGTTGTTCTTGAACAGGCCGCACGCCTTGGCCATGTCGCCCGCGTAGGTAATGCGGACCTTGACCTTGCGGCGTTTCAGCTCAGGCACAAGCGATTTCGCCGGGCTCGCGTCGTCGATCACAACCGGGATGCGTCGCCCTGCACGCTTGACGATGAACTCGACGGCCGCCGCGGTGTCGGTGCCAGCCCAAACCTGCTCGACGTGCCGCTGCTCGTCGTCGATCAGCCAGCAGCCGCCGATGGAGATAGCGCCGCCGTGTGACATGTCCACGCCGAGCGATGCCGGTTTGGCGCCGTCCTCGGGGCCGAGCGGGTCGGCGATATCGCGCCACAAGCCAGCCTTGATCACCTGCGCGTGCACGCTGATCTTGTCCCAGATGCCCATTGCCTCGCGCCTGAAACTGTCCCAGGACAAGGCTTTACGCATACGCCGGATCGCTCGCGCAGACGTCCGGTGCGGGTAGCTCGGATTCATCTTGCGCCACGTCGACTCTTCGTCTGGGTCGTCGGTCTCGTCGGCCGATATCTCGACGTACGCAACGTCGTCAGATTCGCCGTTGATCGCGTCCATGCGCAGGTTTGTGAACACCTCGCCGGGATCGGTGGGCTTCGGTGGCGTGCCCGCGAACAGGATCAGGCCGTTAGCCGAGGCGTTGGTCGCCGGAATCATGTCGTCCATCGCGTTTTCGCTGAGGATCTGAGCCTCGTCGAAAATCAGGACGTCGACCTTGGCGAAACCGCGGCCGAACCCTTTCTCACGGGCGCCGAACAGGATTCGGCTGCCGTTGGTGAATAGCACGGCCTCTTTGCCGTTGCCCGTGTGCACATTCAAGATGTGCGGGGCGATCTGCTCGCGCTTGGCGAGCGCCTGCATACTCTTGAACGTCTCAGCCGCGGTGCGTGTCCGGTGCGCAGTCCAGATGACCGTTGTACCGGGATTCATCTTGCAGAACGCAAACACGATCGCGCCGAGAAAATAGGTCTTGCCTGTCTGCCTCGGCACCGACATGGCGAACATGTCGGCCGCGTACAGGCCGTCGGATCGCTTGGCGCATACCAGCTTTCCGAGGTCGTCCTGCCATTGGTCGAAAAACAACCCCATGTTGACGTTGCACTCGTGGCGAACGGACGGCCACGACGTCGATGTGATGCCCTCGGGCTTGATTACGTGGCGAGCAACCTCGGATAGCCGCGGCTCACAGGTCTGAACCATCGAACGGTTCATCTGCCGGAACTTCGGGGGCGCCCTCGCCCGTCTCAGCGCGCTGCAGCTCGATCGCCTCAATCTCCTTGGAAATCTCCATGAGTCGACGACTCAGCGATGCGAGGTCGCGGGGCGGCGTCTCCTCGTCGAACACCGCGGACGAGATGCGCTCGTGCAACCGTCGCAGCTCGCCGAGCCGGTCGAGCTTGCCGTCAGTCATCGCGGCCACCGCCTGACCACACCGGGCACACCTCGCCGTGCTCCTGCGCGCGCTCTGCAATGTCGAGCGGCCTCACGAACATTGGGGCAGTCGTGGCGCCGGGCTCAGGCTCGGCCAGCTCAAAGCCAAGGGCGAGCGTGATCGGCTCGCCGCAGGCCGGGCAAGGAACCTCGGCGGTAGCGGGTGCGCGCATGGTCATATCTCCTGGTGTGTTGAGGTGCCGTGTTAGCTCAAAACGGCCTTTCGTGGCGTTGACGTGCGGGAATGCGGATCGCCGGCGGTTAGCCGGTGTGGAAGCGGGCGCGGCACGACTCGAACGTGCAACCGGCGGCTTTGGAGACCGCTGCTCTGCCAATTGAGCTACACACCCATTTGCGCGCGGCCGGGCTGACGAGGCCCGGCACGTTGACGCCGAATTACCAGCCGCCTCTATCCGTCGGTTGGGCTACGCGCGCTAGATCAGTTGCGGGGCGGCCAATTCCAGCGGCCCGGCGTCGGCTCGTCGGCCTGGCGCACGGACTCGTTGAAAAACAGCCCCGACGGGTTGAGCACACACAGGCTCACGACGCCACCGCCGAGCACGGCCGTGACGATCGCGGCGCGGGGCTCAGGCAGGTGCTCGCCGCCGGGCGTGCCGTAAGACTGGTAATGAACGATGCGGCCGACAGTCGGGGTCACAGCTCAACCTCCCGAACCGCGTACATCTTTCCGCCGTGAGCGTGCATCGCCGGGGCCAACGTGCCGAGCACACAGTCATCGAGCGGCATCACCTCGTCGTCGACGATCACGGCGTCGAAACTGAACCCGCGGCCGTGCCCCTGCTTGATCGACGGCACGCTCATTGGAACGGTGCGAGCCACGTTCAGCGCGCGGGCGAGCCGGGCCGCGCTGTCGAGCGTGCGCGACACGACGCCGACGACCGGGCTCACGACGGGGCGCCCATCGCTGCGGCCTCCTGGCGGGCCTGCCGGGCGTTCAGCTCGACGAGCACCTCGCCAATAGCGACCAGACAGTGCAGCGTGATCGGCGTGAGGTCGCCCTCGACCTCGGTCCACTCGTGCTTGTCGAGGGCCTCGCGCTGCGCGGCGAGACGCTCGGCGGGCGTCATCATTCGGGGCTCCGCTCAGCGTCGGGGCGCCGGTCGACCTTGCCGTCGAGGATGAAATCGGCGATCTTGTCGGCCGCCTCGATCAGCGTCACGTCGCCGAGACCCACGATGTCGGCGGCCTTCAACGCGATGTGCATTGATTGCTCGCGCACCGCGCGGTCGCGCTGATCCTCGAACGCCCACACGCGCGCAGTCGGTTCGGATTCGGTCATGTGCATTGGTTGCTCCTGTGCTGGTCGGGCGTGGAAAAACGCTGAATCGGCTTGGAAAAAAATGCTGGGGAGAGAAAGGTGCCT